TGCTTGCTGACCTTCTTTATAAACTGGACTCTGGGGTAGCATTGACCTACATATCAAATGTTCTTATAAGACATATATCTCAGAATCCATCTGATACTATATTTGTTACAAAAGCATTTTCTATGTATGAGACAATGAAAAAAAACGGAGAGGCAGAGCGACCGCTTGTTAGGCCTTCTGATGTTTTTAGGGAGACCGAACAATAAAAATTCCCAATGTCGAGGCAGTACTCATGCACGAAGAAAAAAAAATAGTATGGGAAAAATGGAGAGACCCATATAGCTTTGAGGATAGTTATTTAAAGACCGAAGACTTTCTCCTGAAGTCTACAGAGGACGTAAAAGAGTTTGAAGAATTAGAAGAAGAGTTAGAAGCAATTGCTGAAGAAGAAGGCTACTCAATGTCACAGGAGCAGATGCTAAAGTTTGTGGTAACAGAAAATGGAATGGTTCCAATAAATACTAACTTTTCTGTCGATAAGATTTTTAACTTCTGGACTGGTCATACCAACTTTTCAATAACACCAAGTATAGCACTTCAAATAGAAGAGGTAAATGGGGTTGAGGTATTAGATATAATAACGAGATATAGATTTAGGGTTGGAGTAGGAAAGCTGTTCAGGGGTAACGAGGTTATGAGCTCCGTCCAAAGAACAGTCAGAAACAATGTCGAATAGCGCAGGCAGAATTAGTGTTGCTCACATCCATGACTATTGTATAAACCTAAATACAAGAGAGATATATCTGCATAGTCACGTCGCAGACTCAGATGAAGAAGCAGGCGTAGATTATAGAATGTCTGTTCGCTTTCAAAAAAACATGAGGGCAATGAACATATGCTCTAGAAAGCATATATTGATACACATGCACACCATAGGAGGCTGTTGGCACGATGGTATGGGTATCTACGACTGCACAAAATTTAGCCGCAGCCCTGTCTCGATTCTTGGGTATGGACATATCGGCTCTATGAGCAGTATCATACTCCAGTCAGCAAACAGAAGAATCCTGATGCCAAATTCAGAGTTCATGATTCATTATGGAAGCGTAAGCTTTGATTCAAACGCAATCTCTGCAAAATCCGCCGTAGACCAAAATGAGAAGCTAAACAAAAGGATGCTAGAAATCTATTCTGAGAAATGCAAAGACTCTGAACGGTTTTTAGGATGGACATTAGAAAAGATAAAGAGGCATTTAGACACAAAGATGAGACAAAAGCAGGAATGGTATATGACCGCACGCGAAGCAGTAGAATATGGCTTTGCCGACTCAGTTCTTGGGGATGAAAAGACCCCCTCTATAGAAGAAATCCTGTGATGTACAAAGAACTCGCCTGCTACGATTCTGACTATACCGAAAAAGATATAATAGAAGCAGTCTTTCTAGCCTTTGGTGGAGCAAAAAAAGTATTGGACGGAATCTCTATTCCCGAACACTTTTTAGCAAAGGCAAACGACCTTATTCCCCCCGATATGGTCTTGGCCTGTCCGATAGATTTTCCCAAAGGTTTTTCTTCCCACCAAGCAAAGGTTCACTCAATCATAAGCTCTGCAAGAAAAGGAGCTAATGCTGTAGACATAACCCTTAACAAAAACTTATGCGCCCAAGCAGAGCTAAAAAAAATAGGAAAAAACCTGTCTATATATTCAGAAGTATGCAAAGACAAGAAATGTTCGTTAAGAGTGATGTTAGAATACCGCATTTACAAGTATCCGGATTTTGTATATGATTTATGTGATATGTGTGTTCGGCATGGAGTAGACCGTGTGTTCATTTCTACCGGACACATGGTAGATGATATAACTGACCATTTAATAACATGTAAAATAGCAGAAGAAATTACTGGTGTGAGAGTAATATACAATGCAGATATATGGACAAAAGAACAGTATGAGAAGATACTATTGTCAAAAGTGTCTGGATTAAGGTTCAAAAAACCCATGTCACTAAAAAACATTTTCGGTGTATTATAGGTATGCGGAACAGGACTTAAACCTTTAGGATAAACAGGAAAAAATCTTCGTATGAGGAGGGATTATTATGCCTGCAGAATCTGCAAACATAAAACAAATCGACGGCTCAACTGCTGTCACAGAAACTTCTACCGTCAATAAAGGTGGAGTTATTCGTCACGCAGGTAATGTTGCTTCAGACCGCAATATTACCAGCAAAGACATTGGAACTTTAGCTGGAGCTAGCAATGTCGCTGGCTCAACTGTCGCATCGGGAACGAACGTAACTCGTTCGGTCACTGGTGACACCCCAACTTTTGGGATGAATAAGGCAGATGCTCAAATTAGAATGGTTGGAAATGTAGATTTCGATTCTGCCTCTAGTAACAGAAATGGCTTTACTGTTGCTGGTCAAAGCGTAACAGCTATGAGAGGTGGAGCTTCTGATTTTGGTCAAAGAAGAAATGTAGCGAGTGTAACTCAGGTAAGAACAGTTCATACAGCAGAAGCCACTAGAGATGGCCTCTGGAATGAATTTGGTATTGCGGGCCAACGCAATAACTGGGAAAGCGCTCCTTCAACAAGTACATCTGGTATGTGGGATGCAGCTGCAAACTCTGCAGCCGCTGCTGATGATGACCATGCTGCGAAAAGCACAATGGGTCGTCCAGACCAGTCTGGTGGCTCAATAACTATCCATCATGGTAGACTTGGTAAGCCAACGAATAGTGATGACGATACTAACTTTGTTTACAAAGCTAAGCACGGCACCACTTCTTAATGTAACTTTGGTTGTGCGGGTGGAAGCCCGCCAACCTTTTTATTTCTACTATAAGGAAAAGTAAAATGGAAAAACTTAAAAATCTAGTAAGTTCACGAAGATTCTGGGTAGCAGTAGCCGGAGTAGTCGTGGCAGTATCAGATGCCCTTGGGTTAGGACTCTCAGCTGAGATGGTAACCAATCTTGTTGTGATTGGTGCTTCTTGGATTGTAGGTGAGTCTCTTCGTTCTTCTGACAACATAACTGCCGAATAGGTTTATTATGCCTTTATTTAAGAACAAAGAAAAAGCAAAGGATAAAGATGCCGCAAGGCAGGAAAAGATTGATAGTAGGGAAGATAAGACCTCCAATAGAAGGAGCTACCGAATCGAAAAGATTCACGCTCTTAAAGAAAAAGCTCTGGCTGTAGCAGCTAAGAGAAAATGGTTGGTCTTTATCTTAGGTCTAGGTCTCATCATATACTTTGCCGTTTCAAGCGGTGGTATAGGTGGGATTGGGCCAATCTTGGAAAAAGTGAAAGGATTTTTTGGATTTGCTATGTAAGGAATTAGTATAACTAATACCACTTTGAAAAGTTAGCAATATGAATAGACGCTATTTTTTTATGGGTGGCGTGGCAACTTTGATTTTTTTATCTTTACCTCTAATAGACCAGCAAGAAACGATGATTTGCAAAAAAGACGGAACTCAAGGCAACTGGGCAATAGACGATTTGAGCTATTGTCTTCGCCGTTGGGATAGTGACGACATGTCTCTAGACCTATGGGCTTCCGAATGGCAGGCAGCATTTAAAAGCTGGTCAGATGTTTGCAGATTGAATTTTTCAAGGACTAGAGAAATTCATGATGCTAACATTATAATTACAACCAGCAAAAATGAAGCGAATGGATTCGGCAAAAAAAAGGGGGTGCTTGCAAAAGCTCTGTACCCAGATAAGGATTTTACAGGTTCTGTTTATTGTTGGTTAGACCTGTTTGAAGACTGGATTACACCATCGTCCGAAGAGGACGGAACTATTCTCAGGGCCGTGGCTGCCCATGAGATTGGTCATATGCTAGGACTTGGCCATTCAAGTAATAAAAACGCCTTAATGTACCCGAAATATTCCAGCTCAATTTTAGTCCCTCAAGACCAAGATATAGCTAGAATACAGTCCCTTTATAAATCATAGGGGGTCAATGGCGGTATGGATATTTTAATTTTAGGTGGTACACAATTTGTTGGAAAACATATAGTAGTAGAGGCTTTAAATAGAAACCATAATATTACTTTATTTAATAGAGGTATTTCTAATCCCGAATTATTTTCTGATACAGAATGTATCAATGGTGATAGAAACAATGATACCGATTTAAAGAATTTAGCTAAACATAAATGGGATGTTGTAATTGATGTTCCATATTTTCCAGTTGAAACTGTTAAAAAATCCGTTGATATTTTAGATGGTAGTGTTGATAAATATGTTTTTATTTCAACAGTAGGTGTTTATGACATTGATAAAAATTATGATGTGGGGTCGCCGTGGGCTGGTAGACGGTATGCTCAGTATTGTAAAGATAAATTAGAGTCAGAGAGACTGTTTAATGGTAAAGAATTAAAATCTTTAATTTTTAGACCCGGTATTATATGTGGTGATGGTGACAATAATCACAGGTTTGATTATACTGACAATGGAATTTTTTGGAAAAATACTAATAAAGAGGTAGAAAAATATGTTACAGCTGGAGATTTCTCTATATATGTTTTAGATTTAATAGAGATGAATGTAGATGGAATCTATGAAATCATTTAAATCAATAGTAGATAATACAGATTATAAATTAGAAACTATAGTAACACATACTCACAATCATAACTTTAAATTCCCACTTAGATATTTTTATATCGATAATTTTCTTACTGAAACATTTTGGAGAGAATTAGTTGACTCATATGAAACGATAAAATCGAAGATGGTTCGATTTGCAGGTGGTTATGATGCATCAGTAGTAACTATCAATCCATATTTAGAAAATCCATTTTTAGTTTTTTTATCTTTAGAATATAAAGACTTTATATCAAAGATATTTGGTGGTATAGAATTAACTAACAATACCATGCTGGAGTTACATAGGCATAGAGAAAATTCAGAAAACGGGTGGATACATAATGATTATGACCCAGCATGTTTTAAATATAAGCCGATAAAAAATGGTTTAAATCCGTGGTATCATAATAGCCCATACAGAAAAATATTGAATGAAGATGAAAGCAATAATTACATAGAAAATGTCAGGTCTATTGCTTTAATATATCATCTGAACGAAAAACCTGATTGGAAAGAAGAACATGGTGGAACAACAGGATTTTATAAACGGTCATCTGATAATATAGATAATCCAATTGTATCTATAGCACCTATAGCTAATAGATTAGTTGGATTTGAAGTAACGCCGTGGAGTTGGCATTCATTTAGAAATAATAATAAAAATGAACGTGTCAATCTAATGCATTGGTTCCATTCTACAAAGTTGTGGGCAGAGACAACATTTAAACGCGCACAAACTGAAATAAATGAGAATATTATTAATGGACAAAACAAAACTAAATAAAAAAATTTATATCAAAGGAATAAAATAATGACCGAAGAAAAAAAGAAGCCAAGAAGAAAGATTTTCTTAATTCTAGGATTGGTCGGCTTAGCACTTTTTGTTACTTCCGACAAAGGAAAAGAGTTAATCAACAAGCACATCAAAGGCATAGAAACTACCGTCGTATGCGAATGTGGAGATGTTTGTAACTGCAAAGCCGATTGCGAATGTCATGGAGATGGATGTTCCTGCCCAACCTGCGTCAGTGACAAATAAATTGCTGATTGCACTTGGCGGCAGTTCCGACTTAGGTTAGAATATCTTTATGACGTATTTTTTATATTTCATCATACAACTTTTACGCGGTGTATTAGATTGTAAGCTGGGAAATAAAGAAGCTCATAAACAATCGTTTAAGCTAAAGCGACACATTCTCAGCGTATACAGAACTGACATGCTTACCATCTTAAAATTAAAGATAACGCAGCAATTTATAGCTGAAAACCAATTTACCTCAGATGTGTTAAAGTGCGTATCAAAAAGTGTCGCTAAAGACAACTAAAAACCCTGACTCCAGCGGCTGGAGTTCAGGGTTTTTTCTATGACTCCAAGGAACATTAAAACTATGCCGGATATCAAGGTCAAAAAAAGAAATAGTCGTTTAGAGGAAATCAATTTAGACAAAATTAACAAATGCGTAGAAAGAGCCTGTGAGGGGCTAACAGAGGTTTCGGCAAGCGAAGTCGTACTAGATGCCAGCCTGCAACTTTACAACAAGATAACCACCTCTGAGATAGACAAGGCTCTAATCATGTCTGCTCGTTCTAAAATTGAGAAAGAGCCGAATTATTCTTATGTGGCAGCCAGAATGCTTCTAAACAACCTTTACAAAGAGGTTTTTGGTAGGAGCGTAAATGGTGACTTCGCAAAAGAATATAAGAACTGCTTCATAAAAAATATCAAGGCGCTCACTAAAGAAGACAGGCTGAGCGAACCAATGCTAGATTATGACCTAGAGCTTCTAAGCGATAACTTGGCTATAGATAGAGATAAAAATTTCAAGTATCTTGGAATACAAACTTTATACGACAGATATTTCATACACAGAGAAGGTCGTCGCATGGAGACGCCTCAGGCATTTTATATGCGAGTTGCCATGGGGCTTTGCTTAAATGAAGAGGATAAAGAAGAAAAAGCTATTGAAATCTACAATATGATGTCTGAGTTTCGGTACTCTCCATCTACGCCCACTTTATTCAACAGCGGAACATGCCATTCTCAACTTTCTTCCTGTTATTTAAGCACAGTAGACGATTCTATTGACGGTATATTCGGAACGATTCATAACCAAGCTAGACTATCTAAATACGCAGGGGGTCTAGGGGTAGACTGGACTTCTGTTAGGTCTACGGGCTCTTATATCAAAGGAACAAATGGTCAGTCCTCTGGTCTCGTTCCTTGGCTTAAAATATTCAATGACACTCTCGTAGGAGTAAACCAAGGAGGAAAAAGGAAGGGTGCGGGATGTGCCTATCTAGAAGTCTGGCATATAGATATTGAAGATTTTCTAGACCTAAGGAAAAATACAGGTGACGACAGAAGAAGGTGTCATGACATGAACACCGCAATATGGGCGTGTGACGATTTCGTAAAGGCCGCCCAAAAGGACAGTGATTGGTATTTGTTTGACCCCGCAGAATTTCCAGAACTTCATGAAAAATATGGCCAGAATTTCACAAGAGAATACAACAAAGCTAAAAAACTTGCCAACCAAGGAAAAGTAAAAAGCTATAAGGTCATATCGGCAAAAGAGCTATGGAAAAAAATGCTTAAATCTCTTTATGAAACCGGTCATCCTTGGATTACTTTTAAAGACCCTTCAAACATACGCTATAGCAATAAGCACGAAGGGGTAGTCCACTCCTCAAATCTATGCACAGAAATCCTGCTGCATACAAAACCCACAATATATGAGGAAGGGGAGGTCGTAGAAGTGGGAGAAACGGCAGTATGTAATTTAGCCAGTATAAATCTTGAGAATCACATAAAGGTAAGAACTCTTGATTGGAAAAAGCTACAAGAAACAATTGAGGTTGCGGTTAGGGGTTTAGACAACGTAATTGATATAAACTTTTACCCAACAAAAGAAGCAAGGCAGTCAAACCTTAGGCATAGGCCAGTGGGGTTAGGAATAATGGGGACTCATGGTATGCTGCATAGCCTTGGAGTTACCTATGATTCCAAGGAGGCTATCGAACTGTGTGGCAAGATACAAGAGTTTATTTCTTATTATGCCATCTTAACCTCCTCAAAACTAGCAAAAGAAAGAGGTGTGTATAAATCATATGAGCACTCAGAATGGAGCTACGGGAACCTGCCAATTGACACATACTGTAGGCTTATGGAGCACAGAGGCGAGGGTGATTACAAGGTGTCTCAATTTGAAACCATGGAATGGGATAGGGTTAGGGAACACATAGCCCTTCATGGAATGAGAAACTCTAATGTGATGGCTATCGCCCCAACTGCGACAATTTCATATATTCAAGGTTGTTCTCAGTCAATAGAGCCTGACTATTCTGTGCTTTTTGTATACTCTACGCTAAGTGGGGAGTTTACAATGATAAATGAACATTTTGTGGAAGCAGCAAAGAAAAAAAATATATGGTGCAAGCAGCTAGTTGACGCTCTTAAGGCAGCTGATGGAGATGTGATGTCTATAGACCTAGACGAAGAAATTCAACAAAGATTTAAGAGCGCTTTTGACGTGGGCGCGCATACGCTTATTTCCGCAGCAGCAGAGAGACAAAAGTGGATTGACATGGGTCAGTCGTTTAACTTATATAATAAGGGCACTAGCCTAAAATACTTAAATGATATGTACCTAGATTGTTGGGAACAGGGCCTAAAAACTACGTACTACCTGAGAAGCAAATCAGCTACTAGGGTAGAAAAATCCACCATAGAAGAGGTTGAGGTTGAGACTCCAACAGAAACCGAGTCCCAGACAGAAGAAGACCTAAGCCAAGTCAAAGCATGCTCGATTACAAACCCAGACTGTGAGAGCTGTCAATGAGATTTGAAGAACGTAGACAATCGTCTACCTCGCCGTTAAAATATATAGTTGAATTAACGCCCAAGGAATTGGAAAAAGTGAAAGACTTAGTGTTTCAAATAATTGAAAGAATAAAAAAAGATGAAAAAAAGTAACGAAATAATTTCAGATAAAGTCGCAGTGGTAAACCAAATCTTGCCCCACACCAATAAATGGGCTTGGGACTTGTTTATTGATGGTGCGGCTAATAATTGGATGCCAACAGAAATTTCAATGGCTAAAGATATTGAACAATGGAAAGGAAAGAGCCTTTCTGAAGCTGAAAAAGTAGTGGTAAAAAGGTGCTTAGGCTTTTTTGCTGGCAGCGAGTCTCTTGTGGCAAACAACTTACTTCTCTCTATATTCAAATTTGTCACAGACGCAGAATGCAGACAGTATATTCTTCGTCAGGCCTACGAGGAGAGTCTACACAATTTGACCGTAGTGTATTGCTGTGACTCTCTAGGTCTAGATATAGATGAAGTTTATCAGGCGTACTCATCTGTACCAAGTATAAAATCAAAAGACGATTTTTTGATGGAGATTTCCACAGACATCAACCGTGCTGACTTTAATATAAATACCCTTGAAGGAAAAAGAGAATTTTTAAGGAATATGGTAACTTACTATGTTATCTGTGAGGGAATATTTTTCTATTCTGGTTTTGCTATGCTTTTGTCATTTAATAGACAAAACAAACTTCCGGGAATAGGAGAGCAAATTCAGTATACACTGAGAGATGAAAGCCTACATATCAAGTTTGGAACCACCCTGATAAATAGAATTAGGGAAGACAACCCTAGGGTTTGGACCAAGGCTTTTGAGACAGAAACAATACAGCATATACAAAAGGCCATGGAGCTTGAAATCGAGTACGCCAAGGACGTCCTTCCTAACGGAATTCTAGGTTTAAATTCTGAGATGTTTATTGAATACATATCCTTTATAGCTAATAGACGGCTTACGAATTTGGGCATTGAATCTCCATATAAAGACGCGAAGAACCCGTTTCCTTGGATGAGTGAAATCATAGATTTGGAAAAATGCAAAAACTTTTTTGAAACTAGAGTTACTGAATACCAAGTCGCAAACATAGAAGATGATTTTTAATGCCTAGAAAAACCCCAAAATACATGCGGGAAAATCCTGCGCCCAAAGAAAGAGTGCGTCTAAAAAATAAAATTGTTCCTAAGAGCACCAACCAAAGAAAATATATAAAATCTATACGGAATAAAGACATCACTTTCTGTAACGGCCCCGCAGGAAGCGGAAAAACGCATCTTGCCGTTGCTTACGCAATAGACTTTCTTATTAAGGGTCTGGTCGATAGAATAGTTGTAACAAGACCTGTCATGGCTACAGGAGAAAGCATAGGCTATCTTCCCGGAACTGCTGACATGAAGCTTGAACCTTACATGTGTCCTGTTTTTGACGAATTTGATTATTACGTCTCCAGAGAACAGGTCAACATGTGGAAGAGCCAAGGAATGCTCGAAGTTGCACCAATAGGCTTTATGAGAGGCCGCAGCTTTCACAATTCCTTTATAATTGGTGATGAGTGCCAGAATCTTTCTGCAGAACAAATGAAAATGTTCTTGACAAGAGTCGGACTTAACTCTAAACTAGTAGTAACAGGTGATGAATCACAATCAGACCTACCTCGCTCGCAAAGAGGAGCATTTGGCTCCTGCCTTGAAAAGCTTGATGGTCTAGAAGATGTTGGGATTATTCATTTGAAAAAAGAAGATATTATAAGGAACTCGTTGATTCCTTTGATAATTGAGAGACTTGATATTTAGGAGAATTTAAATATGTCAGATGTTAATTCCGTGACGCTTTCAGGGCGTCTCACAAAAGACCCAGAGCTTCGCCAAACAAAAAGTGGTGCTCAGGTAGCCTCGTTTAGGCTGGCTAATAACTTAGCTAAAAAAACAAACTTCTTTGATGTTAGTTTATGGGGACGTTCTGCTGAAACGCTTAGCCAATATGGCGGCAAAGGCAGTTGGATTTCCGTAACGGGGAGACTCGAACAGGAGGAGTGGGAAGATAGAGAGGGCAACAAACGCACTAGCTATCGTGTCAGCACGGAAAACTTCAACTTTTTAGGCGGCGGCAATAAGTCTGATGGAGAAGAAGGTGCAGTAGCTGCTGGTGCTGGTGCCGGTGCTGAGGCTCAGACATTAGAAGACAGTGGAGTTCCATTCTAACATGCCTGAGTATTCGTATAGCTGCGACCCCCAAGAAGGGGGTTGCGGCCATACTTTTTCTGTAATCCAATCTATGTCTGATTACAAGAAGCTGAAGAAGTGCCCTGTGTGCAAAAAGCATAAACTAATAAGGGACTACTCTTTAGACAATGTATCTGGCAGCGTGAAGGGTTCAGGAGGAGCTAAAACAATTGGACATTTGGCTGAGCTCAACTCTAGCCGACTAAGTAGTGACCAAAGAGAGGTCATGAAAAAGAAGCATAATGAGTATAGAGAAAATGCAGATAGCCTTCCCGTTAAAGGCGAGAGACTAAAAAAGAACGCTGAAAAACCTTGGTATAGAAGTGACAATAATGTTGCTGATATGACGCCAACTCAGCAGAAGAACTATGTTAGGACAGGTAAAAAAAATGGCTAGAATAAATAAAAATGATGTAGATAAGGCTATATTCAAGCCTACCAAAGAAGAAAAGAACGAAATTCAAGACAAGGATGAAAGAGGTGTTGTAGCCTATACAGCCCTACTAAAAGAAGTAGAGGAAGACTCTACTGACGCCTATGCAAAACAAGTTCAGGTCAATGACAAAGTCTATTACTATGTAAAACAGGATACCTATGGCCGCCTCTATGACCCTAACGGTATGTATTCTGAGAACAGGCAGCAGAAGCAGCTCAGACATGCGGGTCGTCCAAACTGGGTCTTTAGAGATGTTGAAAAAAAGGTTTACGATTATTACTTAAAGTTTCTTGAAACAAAAAATGGTGCTTGGCTAAGCAATGCCGAGAGGGAGTTGGTTTAATGGCTAAAGGAAGACTTTCAAAACAAGAAAAGTACATCATAGAAGGTATGCTTAAAGATAATTATAGCACATCTGACATAGCAAAGGAACTCGGAAGAACTGAGAAGACAGTTCAGGCCCATGTCGGAAAAACTCAGACCACCATCAAGAAAAAGAAAAAGGCAAAAAAACAAGAGCCTCCAAAGCCAGCTAAGGCAAAGGACTTGATGGTAAATATAACAGCCGCAAAAAAAAGCAAAGGGGTCAGCATAATGACTGAAGCGGCATCTCAAAGAGGCGACCTGAACAGCAATTCAAACACCGTCTCTAGAACAGCAAAGAATGCAATCTACAAGATAAACGACAATGAGTAAAAAATATCCTTCTCGATATTCAAATGGCAAAAAAATTAGTGCCGCTCAATATATAACAGAGTTCATATGCGAAAAGATGGCTCAGAAAAACAAGAAGGAGCTGCCTCAGAAATTCTGGGACTTACCAGAATGGAAGAAGGATTATAAGTCTCAACTTTTTGCGGCCTACGGACTCTTAAAAATATATGATGATGTTGCTATAATAAAAGCCCTTAAGTCTAACAGGGCTTATGGAATATATTCTTTAAGAGCGCCTCACCTAGACGCAATAATAAAAGAAGAGCAGAGAAAGCTTGACATAGAAAGGGCTAAGCCCAAAACCTCAGACATTAAAAGAGCTGACACAAAGTCAAAGCCCAGAGAAGCTAAAGTAAAGAAAACAAATCTTGGTAAATTAAGGGAACTCGATTTTTGAGCAGCACAATAGAAAAAGACATTATTAAACAGTTCGGTTCTGGAATCATGCGTTCTGGTTCTGCTGTTATTGATTCAGAACTTTTGGTTATACCAGTGTCACCTTCTCTAGATGTTGTCCTTGGGGGAGGAATTCCAGAAGGAAGTTTTATAACCTTTACAGGTCAACCAAAGTGCGGAAAGACTACAACATCTCTACACTTCGCAGCAAAATGCCAAAAGAAAGAGTATGGTGGTGAGCTATGCCCAGAAGGTAGACATGTTTACTTCTTCAATATTGAGGGAAGGCTTAAGAAAAGGGACTTAGAAGGAATCCCAGAATTAGACTTAGATAGATTCCATGTAATTGGTTCTGAACCGGGAAGGATTCTTACAGCTGAAAACTTTCTTTCCATAGCAGAAAAAACCATCAATGAAGTTCCGGGTTCTGTTGTAATATTAGATTCATATTCCGCACTTTGCACAGAAGCTGAGATTACATCTTCTATGGACAAAATGCAGAGAGCAGACGGAGCGAAATTATTAGCAAAGTTTTGTAGAAAGATTGCAAATGTCGTTCCTGTGAACAGAAATCTGGTAATAGGAATTACTCACCTGATGGGCAATCCTACTGGCTACGGAGCAGAATTTAAAGAAAAGTCTGGTCAAGCTGTAGCCTATCAGGTTGATGTAAAACTTAGGGCCAAAAGATTTTCTCCTTGGGAAATACAAGACACTCAAATTGGGCAAAAAATAGATTGGCAAATCGTCACATCTGCGTTAGGCCCTCCCGGAGGTAAAATAACAAGTTACCTTAGATATGGAGGAGGAATAGATGAGGAGACAGAACTGGTGATTCTGGGCTCTGACCTAGGCTTGATAAACAAGGCTGGAGCTTGGTTTAAATTTGAGTTTGTAGAAGGGGACGACAAGCCTAAGTTTCAGGGCGCTGAGAAATGCAGAATCGAACTATGTAAAAATCCAGAGACAAAAAAACTACTAATAGAATCCATTAACAACATGTTGGGAATATGAGGAAAGTAATTGACTTAGAGAATATAAGCAGTAATTGGAAAATATCGGGGCACATACCAAACAACAATGATGGCAGAGCTCGCTCAAAATACCATCTAAAAGCGAGAAATCTGCTAAGACAGACTTTTCCCACCTGCCAAATTCTCGAAGAAGTTCCTATTAAGGTACGCAGAGCAGAGACTCTATATCTAGACTTCTTTATTCCTCTGCATGATTTGTGCATAGAGGTGCACGGCGAACAACACTACAGGTTCGTGAAGTTTTACCATAAGACCAAGCTGGGATTTGCCCAAGCAAGAAAAAGAGACAAAAAAAAAGTAGAGTGGTGTGGACTTAATAATATAGGCGTTGTAGAATTACCGTTTAATGAGGACGAAAATGGCTGGAAAAAAAGAATTGAAAACCGCTAAAGAACAGCTTGAGAAATGGGATAAAATTCTAGACGAATACGAGCTCTCTGTAGGTCTCCCTAACTTTATATCCAACTATAGCAACTATGAGGCTACCTCCTACCTTCACATGAATAGGTCTCAAATAGAAAAATTGAGCCCTGAGGATTGTGGAATGGCAGCCTTGATACTGAATGAGCTTTCATTTCACGTACAACGCGCCTATAATAGAGAGATGGCTCGGGTAAACTGGGCCGATGAGAACATCAAAGAGGTCGTAGCGAACGAAGTGGGAAATTACAAGGGGTATTCTTATCAGGAAAGATTGTATCAGGCTGTAAAGAACAACGAGCACGCCAGAACTCTTTCAAGAATTAAAAAGTACGCAAAACAAAGAGCCGATAGGCTCGGCTTCCTTTCCTCAAACATGGGCAAGAGGGCCGATATATTTCTATCCGTACAAAGGTCTAAGAGGTATACAAATGTTGGATAAAGAAACACAAGAAGCGCTTGAAAGCTTAGATGAAAACGATGCTTTTAAGGTTAGCAAGATGATTCAGAAGTTGGCTGGCAAAAAAAATAAGTCAAGAGCAAGGTCTAGTTCAGATGACTTTGTTCATAAAATAGAAAGAAACAAAACTGGTCAGAGCACAGGCTCTTCAAAGAAAACTGAAAAGAGAGAAAACCTCTTTGAATCAATGCCAGAACGACATGAGCACAAAGCTGACTCAGAAATAGATAAAAGACTTGCTGTCCTACCCCCAACAACAAGAGACAGAGGAGATGGAACAGTACAAGTAACATGCGACTCTTGTAACAGACAGAGCAACGTCTCTTCCATTCTGGTTTCAGACTCAGGTCGCTATATTTGCAATGGTTGTCAAACAAGAGGGGCTAGAGGCTAATGGCAGAAAACTTACTTTCAGACCCCTCGGCAGAAAGGGCAGTTCTCTCGGGTGTCTTTAACTTTGGTAATGATGCTTACTTTGATGTGTCAGATATCATAACAGAGAAAACATTTACTATCGGGTCAAATGCCGTTATATATAAATGTCTTAAGCACCTACTAGAGTCAGACGTAAAGTCTATAGACATACCAAGTATTTGGTCTGCGGCATCGGAACTTAATCTTAACCATGTCTTTGACAATAGAGATGAAGTAAAACACCTAACAGCCGTCACTAAGTTTCCGGTTCAGGTTGAAAACGTAAGAAGGTTTGCTGCCAAGATTAGAAAGCTTGAAATAGCAAGGCTGCTCGAAGCACAGCTAGAAGGAGCAAAAGAAAAGCTAGTAAAAATTAATGGCGACGAAAGCATATCTAGTATATTTGGTATAGCTGAAGACGCTATTTTTGATTTTAGCTCATTACTGGGAGACGGCAATGACACCCCAGAACTTCTGGGTTCTGGTATTGAGGAATACGTAAAATACTTAGAAGAAAACCCATGTCAAACGATGGGGATATCCACTGGCTATCCCGTTTACGACCAAGCAATTGGAGGGGGTTTGCGAAGGGGTACTGTCAATATAATCGGAGCGAGACCCAAGGTCGGAAAAACTTTGTTATCCGATAATATTGGTATGCACATTGCCTCTGAGCTAAATATTCCTGTCCTTAACCTTGACACAGAAATGACTGCAGATGACCATAAACATAGGTCTCTTGCCATGCTCAGTGAGGTTGCAATTAACGATATTGAAACCGGAACCTTTGGCAACAACCCAGACAAGAAAGATAAAGTTTACAAAGCCGCCGAAAAAATAAAAGACATGCCTTATTATCATAGGTCGATTGGGGGAATGGCTTTTGAAGAACAGCTATCTGTAGTAAGAAGATGGTTGGCCAAAGAAGTAGGTATTAATGATGACGGCACAGCTAAAGAATGCGTGATTATTTACGACTATCTGAAACTTATGACTTCTGATTCTATATCTAACAGCTTGGCAGAATTCCAAGTTCTTGGATTTATGATGACGGGGCTACATAATTTTGCATTGAAATATAAGGTGCCGGTTCTTTCTTTTATACAGCTTAATAGAGACGGTATAAACAGAGAGTCAACGGACGCAGCCAGCGGCTCTGATAGAATTGTATGGCTATGTAGTAACTTTACAATTTTCAAGAGAAAATCTGATGAAGAAATAGCTGAAGACGGCATGGGTAATGGTAACCGAAAGTTGGTTCCTATCGTTTCTAGGCACGGAGGGGGTTTAGATGACGGAGACTACATAAACATGCATATGAAAGGTTATTGTGGTAAAATTGAAGAGGGCAGAACTGCCTTCGAGTTGAGAGATAACAGAGAAGAAAGCGATGAAGGTTTTGTAGTTGAAGATGAAAACGATGAAGTCCCATTCACCTGATAGGTTTGCACAAGAAAAGATTGTGCAGATTGAAAATATTGTACTTGAAGATGTCGAATCTCTCCTAGAATCTCTTGGGGTAGAGGAATATCAATCTAGGTACGGTCGTATTGACATGAGCTGCCCAGTTCACGGTGGAGATAATAACACAGCTGTCAACCTATACTTGACTGGTCACACTAGGGCTGGCCACTGGGTTTGCAACACACACCAGTGTCAAAAGTTCTTTAAGCCCACCCTAACGGGCTTGGTGAGAGGGATACTATCTCGCAACAAACATGGTTGGGAGTGTCCAGAGGACAAGTGTGCGGGCTTTCAGGAGACAGTAAACTATTTGTTAGCATTTTCCAATCAGGAGTACGATAAGCTTGAAATAGATTATCAGTCAATAGAAAAAAGGAAGTTTCAATCTAGAATTAATGTTGCCTTCTCTGAAAAAAGAAGAGAAAAGAGAGGAAAGGTAATACCAAGAGAAAAGGTAAGAGAAGCCCTGTCTATACCAGCCAAATATTACATTGACAGAGGTTACAGCGCAGAGATATTAGACAGGTACGATGTAGGCTTATCAACAAAGAAAGGCTCTAAAGCATTTAACAGAGTAGTTGTTCCTATATATGACGATGAATATATGCATATGGTAGGATTCTCTGCCAGAACAACAGATGATGATATTAAGCCTAAATGGGTTCATAGCGAAAATTTTGATGCGGGTAAATACCTGTATAACTACTGGAATGCCAAAAAGGAAATATCAAAGACTGGAATAGCAATTTTAGTCGAGGGGCCGGGAGATGTATGGAAGCTAGAAGAATCAGGAGTCAAAAATTCTGTTGCTATGTTCGGGACGTATTTAAGCGAAGGCCAGAAAGATTTGCTCGATATGGTCGGCGCTATGTCCTTGGTTGTGTTGACAGATAACGACAAGGCGGGTAGAATAGGTGCGGAGAGCATACTTAAGCAATGCTCTAAGACTTATAGGCTTTATTTTCCAAATATTAAAGATAATGACGTTGGAGATATGACTCCTGATAGCATAACGTCAGAGATACTGCCAATTATTCAGTCGGCAGAGAAAAGTTTGAGGTTTTAAGGTGTCACAAAAAATTATAGGTTTCTCGGGAAGAAAACAGAGTGGAAAAAATACATGTGCAAATGTTATCATTGGCTGGGAGATGCTCTCCTTAGGGATAGCTAGGAATTTTAAGATAACTGATTCTGGTCAAATTTGGGTTTCAGACATACTTGGCGAAGAAGTAAATGCCGGTATATTTGATGTCACTAGCTCAGACCAATCTATGGTTAATTTCCTAAGAGCAAATTTAGACCACTTTGCCAAACTGTACTCGTTTGCAGACCTATTGAAAAAGAGCGTTTGCATGGACATACTAGGCTTGACAAGGGAGCAATGCTATGGAACCGATGAGCAAAAAAATACAGATACAAATATATCTTGGTCTAGTTTGCCTTTCTATGACGACAAGACAGAGAACAAAAATATGACAGCTAGAGAAGTGATGCAAGTTGTAGGAACAGACTTCTTCAGGGAGTTGTATCCTAATGTATGGGCCGATGCCACGATAAGAAAAATACAAGAAAACGGCCCTCATATTGCCATAATAGCCGACTGCAGATTTCCCAATGAAGTAGAGGCCATACAGAACGCAGGTGGTAAGGTGGTCAGGCTTACGAGAAACTCAGAAGACGAGGACGCTCATATTAGCGAGACCGCCCTAGATAAAGAAAACTTTGATTGGAACAAGTTCGACGTTATTATAAAAAACGACGACATGTCAGTAGGTGAACAAAACAAAAAACTCTATGACCAACTTAAAGAATGGGGTTGGCTTGAGCTCTCTATAGCATAAGGTGAATCAAAATAATTATTACATATTTTAGGTCTTCGAGCTTTAACTGTCATAACATGTGTCCGCAACAATACTTTTGCGAATATGTGCTTGGCTGGAGGGGCAAAGGAGGACTCAAAGCAGACAAGGGCACCATCGTACACAAAATATTAGAAATCATGTGCTTAGCAAAGAAGGCTGAGCAGGATGGTCTAAGTTCATTTGTTGACGACGTTATTGGAGAAGTAAGTTCTACCTCATATGATATAGACGAGATAACAGAACAAGTTTACAAATATTACTCGGAAGGCAATCCCCATCACGAATGGAAAGAAAAAGACCTCAAAGACTGCTCAAAATGGGTTTACAAGACCCTAGAAATGAACGACGGGATATTTGACCCCAGAAACAGGACTGTTATTGACGCAGAGCCCCACTTCGATTTTGAAATAGACGAGGACTGGGCTGAGTACGAATATGTATTAAATGGAGAAAAGGTTAAAGGAAGACTGGCTCTCAAGGGAACAATGGATTTAATAACTGAGATTGACGAAGGTTTCTATGAAATTGTAGACTGGAAAACTGGCCGCAGGCTCGACTGGGCGACGGGGCAAGAAAAAACCTACGCTAAGCTACAAAATGACCCACAGCTAAGAATTTATCATTATGCTGCCATGAAACTCTACCCAGAGGCAAAGCAAATAATGGTCACAATCAATTACATGAACGACGGAGGTGCCTTTTCTATGCACTTTTCTGAGAAAGACATCCCAAAGACCAAAAAGATGCTTAGAAAAAAGTTTGAGCAAATTAAAGCTGCCAGAATACCCATGTTGAAGAAAAGTTGGAAATGCACAAAACTCTGCCATCAGGGCAAAAGTACATTTGAAGATACTAGTATTCATCCCATTATGGAAAACAGGCACGGCCAAAGAACAAGTTATGGCGAATACATGACTAAGTGTGAGCAAGTAAAATACGAGATAGAACGAAAAGGGATACAGAAAGTTACGGAAGATTACATGGCAGAAGGCCATAATGTAGCAAAGTACAAGGCGCCCGGTTCATTAGAATGAAATCTGACATAAAAGAAAGATATAAAAAGATGCAAGAGCTCAAACAAAGAGTCCTTGCCCAGCCAACCGAATATGTAGACAAGGCTTCTTATATTCAATCAATTGATTTTAATCTGGCTGTCTTAAAGGACTTGATATTTTTAATAAATGCTGTCAACGAAGAGCGACAGGACTTGGTTTCAGATTGGTTTAAAAGGTTTAGAAAATAAAATGTATTTTCCATTGCATTGTCACACACATTTCAGTTTACTAGATGGGCTTAGCAAGCCCGAACAGATAGCTCAGAGAGTAAAGTCTTTGGGGCTTAAAGGAGCAGCCATAACAGACCATGGCAATATCTCTGGCAGTGTTTCTTTTGTAAGGGCTATGAAGAGAAATGGGCTCAAGCCAATATTAGGTTGCGAGCTTTATATATGCAAAGAAGATGCTAGTGTAAAAAACAAAGAAAACTCAAAGCTAAATCATCTGGTGGTACTTGCCAAAAACCTAAAAGGTTGGAAGCAATTGATAAAAATCACATCAGAATCTAATAAGCCAGAATTATTTTATAGGAAACCCAGACTCAGCTTAGAACAACTTTCTGAGCTTTGTAATGGAAACTTGATATCATTTAGTGGTCATCTTGGCTCAGATTTGGCGGAGACTGTATTCGGGGAAAACTGCAGTTTGGCCTATGACACCACCAGTTACGAAGAAGCTGAGAGTTTGGTTGACGAGAATTGGCTGGAAAATACAACATCTTTAGCACTTAAACATCAAGAGATATTTGGGGAAGGGAACTTCTATTTAGAGATTCAGCTCATTGACAAAGATACAACACCTGCTCAGGCTGTTGTTGCTAAGGCACTCCGGTGGATTTCCAAGCAGACCAACATTCCCTGCGTAGCTACGCCAGATGCACACTATCCAACTTCAGATGACGCAGAAGACCAAAGGGTGTTACTATGCAGCATGCTTGAGACGACACTGCCAACTATAAAGAAAAAAATGTCTTCCGGAGAGAACGTACCCCTTTCTACATTCTTTAAGTCTAGCAAATATCACATACCTTCTTTTGAAGAGATGAAGGCTATCCACACAGAAGAAGAGATTAATAATACACTTAAGATAGCAGAGCAGTGTGAGGAATATGATATACTTAGAGAGCCCATTCTACCACCTTTTAAATGTGAGCTTGGGCCAGACGAACACCTTAGGCAGTTATGTAGAGACGGGTGGAGAGACAAAATTAAGGACATTGTCCCAAAAGAAAAGCACGAAGAGTATGCAGAGAGAATTAAACATGAATTGAAAGTTCTTCAGGGGGCTGGCTTATCTAGTTACTTCTTAATAGTTAGAGATATAGTAAATTACGTAAGAGATAACGGTTGGCTTCCCGGTCCCGGAAGAGGCTCTGCTGCTGGTTGCCTTGTATCCTACTTAATAGAAATAACATCTATAGACCCAATTAAATACTCATTAATCTTTGAAAGATTTTATAACGCAGGAAGAAATACTGGTGGTAGAGTTTCTATGCCTGACATAGATATAGATGTCCCAGTCTCTAAAAGAGACGATATCATTGACTACATTAAGAACAACTATGGTCTTGACAAAGTAGGTCAGATGATTACATTCCAAACAATGATGGGAAGAGGGGCAATCAAAGATGTCTTAAGAGCGTACGGAGGAATTTCATTCAATGAGATGAATATGATTACCCAACACATTCCGGACAAGGCCGCCGTTGCTGAAGACTTGCAGGAAATGATGGACGAAACAGGGGAATCATCGGTTATTCGGTGGGCCTTAGAAAATAAGCCTGACGAATTAAGAGATTGGTGTTATATTGATGATGAAGGAAATATGCAGGGCAGACTGTCCAAGAGATTTGAACAGGCTATCCGGCTTGAAGGAACAAAGAGGGCCCAGAGTAAGCATGCCGCAGGAGTAGTCATATCGCCTTCTCCCCTAAATGAAATCTGTCCAATGGTCTTGGATACTAAGGCTAGGCAATTGGTGGGAGGGCTTGAAATGCAGGACATGGAGGATATTGGGATGATTAAATTTGACGTGTTGGGAATCGCCATGCTGGACAAAATTATGGGGGTTCGGGATATTTTGGAAACAGGAGATGTAAAATGAATTGGAAAGATTGTACTGGTTGCGGCTTATGCAAAACAAGGACTCAGGTGGTTTGGGGGAAAGGTAAGAACACAGGAATTTTACTGCTTGGAGAAGCCCCCGGAAGTGATGAAGACATAATTGGAGAACCTTTTGTTGGTAGGTGTGGCGAATTACTCACTAAGATGCTAAAACAGTGCGGTGTTTCTAGGAAGGATGTATACATTACTAATGTTGTCAAGTGTCGTCCTGTTACAGGCAAAAAAAACAGACCACCTAAGAAGGAAGAAATTGACGCTTGCAAGGCTTGGCTATGGAGCGAGCTAAAGGAACTTAAGCCAAGGGTTATTGTCACTTTTGGAAAGGTTCCCACGGGGCTCCTGTTAAAGCTTAAAAAAACATTCAAGCTAGGAGACCATATTGGAAAAGCTCATGAGCTCGATTATTTAGATGCAGTAGTTGTTCCATGCTACCACCCATCCTACCTCATGCAAACAGGCAGAGGTAAAATGGACGTTTCCTTGGAGAGTATAAAGATGGCGGTGGGTTTGAATAATGTTCAGTGAAGAAGATGTCCACCACGCTGCGAACAGATGGCTTCATGAGTTCACGGACGAACTGCTGGTTGGTCCAGACAGAACTGTTGATGCTATATACTCCGCAGCCAAAGAAATAGAACTACTCAGGGAGAAGTTAAAGGCAGCCACTGAAGATTATCAAGATAGTGTCACAGGCTTAAGTAATGGGGCAATTTTATTTAAAGACTATGCCAACAAACTAAGAGAAGAGCTTATAATGGACGAGCTCGATAGAGTGAGAGCACAAAGAAATCTTTTACAAACTAAACTTATGAGTATTATTAAAAACGTAGGTACTAGCGAGAACTAATTATGAATTATAATAAAATATGCGTCTTTGACTTTGAGACCGATGGAAGAGACCCTACTAAAGTCAATCCTGTCCAGTTAGCAGCGGTTATTGTAGACCCAAGAAAGCTGGAGGTAGTCAAGAATGCTGAATTCAATTCTTTCATGAGACCAGAAGGCATTGATGAAGAAGATTATTTTGAAAATAATAGAGCCACAATAGAATGGCACTCCAATATCAGGGACTGCACACCAGAAGAAATCATAGAGCTTTGGAAAGAAGCACCGAGCCAGAAAATGGTGTGGGAGAACTTTGTAGGCTTTTTAGAAAAGTTCCATAAAAGCGGTAAAAACAAGACAAAGTTTTCAGCTCCGCTGGCCTGTGGTTATAATATCTTGGCGTTCGACTTACACATTGTTAACAGAATGTGTGAGAAGCACTTAAAAGGCAAGCAAATATTTCATCCTAGAGACAAGCTTGACCTAATGCACTGGATGTTTCCTTGGTTTGAAAACTCAAGAGAAGTAACCAGCTTCAGTATGGATAATATGAGGGAATATCTTGGTATGAGCACAGCAAACGCACACGATGCCCTGAAGGACGTCAAGGACACAGCGGGCTTACTATGTAGGTTTCTGAGACTTTATCGCCGCACAGCTCGGAATGTTAGATTTAAAGGCTCTTTTGTTGGAGAAGAATAAAGATGGCACATTTGGAATTTAGTTGTGGGTGTTGTTTTCCTGTAGACAAACCTCAGGGCATATCTTTTAACCCTGACATTGGAGAGATTCCGCTATCCTGCACAAGAACTTGGGATTTAATCAGCAAAGGAAACACGAAGGGATGCTTCCAACTAGAGAGTAGACTTGGTCAAAGTTTGGCAAAAAAGACCAAGCCAAGGAACATTGAAGAGCTTGCTGGTCTCATCTCTATTATGAGGCCCGGTTGTATGGAAGCTATTGTTGACGGCAAAAGCCTTACCAACCACTACATTGACAGGAAGCACGCAAGAGAACCCGTAGAGTATTTTCATCCGTCTCTGGAGTCTTCCCTGAAAGAAACTTTTGGGATTTTGGTATACCAAGAACAGAGCATGCAGATTGCACAAGAGATAGCAGGTTTTAATCTTCAAGAAGCGGATATTCTTAGAAAAGCTATCGGTAAGAAGAAGACAGATGTCATGGCTCAGGTGAAGAAGTCTTTCTTAGAAAAATCTTCTGAAAGAGGAATTGTCAATAAAAGTCAGGCTGAAGAGATATTTAGCTGGATTGAAAAATCGCAGAGGTATAGCTTCAATAAGTCTCACGCTGTCAGCTATGCCTTCAACGCTTATCTTTCGGCATACGCAAAAGCTCACTTCAGCAAAGAGTTTTTTACATCATACCTATTTTACTCAAAAGAAAAACAAAAGCCCCATGAAGAAATAAACGAACTGGTAAATAACTGCAGGATTATGGATATAGACATATTCCCTCCAGACCTGAGGAAGGCTAATAAGAACTTTAAAATAATTGATGATAAGGTTTTCTTTGGTCTTTCTAATGTAAAGAGTGTCGGCGAGGCAGTCATTGATAAGATAAAAAGGTCAATGAAGGAAGTAGAGGAGCTTATTGGCAAGAAGGTCGAAGAATGGAACTGGAGAGAGTTTTTAGTGTTCTTTTCAAGCAGGGTAACTAGCACAGCCATAAAGTCTTTAATTTCTGTTGGTGCGGCTTCTTATATGAGCTCGAATAGAACGAGAATGATTTATGAATACGAGATATATCAAAAACTAACAAATAAAGAAAAGTCTTGGATACAAAATCTAATGCTACAAGATTCTGATATCTCAAGCAAAGAGTTCCTAGAAATACTAAAGATGGCCGTAGAATTGCCTCCCGGAAAGAAGGGGGCAGTAGCGAACAAGAAGAGACTTGAAGTTGTTAAGGAAATGATTCTTTCCTTGGAAAACCCTCCATACAAACTAGAGGATATGCCAGAATGGGTAGCAGGAAAAGAAGAGAACCTCTTAGGCATACCTCTCACCTGTAGTAAGGTAGAGGCTTGTGATACGAGTTCTGCAAATGCTATTTGTAAAGACATAATTAATAAGGCAATTAAGGACTATCCTCTTGTCGCCGTGCAGGTAGACAGCTTGAGAGAGGTGCAAATAAAAAATGGCAAAAATAGAGGCAACAAGATGGCCTTCGCTACAGTAAGCGACTACAGCTGCTCTGTTGACTGCGTAATATTCTCAGACGCTTGGGAAGAATACAAGGACTTAATGCTTGAAGGAAATACAGTAATGATTAATGGAGAACTAGATAAAAATAAGGATAGTTTTATGATTAAGAAAGTCTGGCAGATATAACTTTATACTTGCCTGAACAATGCAACAACGATATATTATGTAAATAAATTGAACTTTAATGAAAGCAAAAGATGAATATTGTACATATTAGTGGTACCTTAACCAAGACCCCTGAGCTTAAAAAGATTCCAAGCGGTGAGAAGACCACAACAGTAGTAAACTTTGTAGTAGCATCATCCAGAAGATTCAAAAAGAAGGATGGTACTTCAGACGAAGAAACTACTTTTGTAAACTGTGAAGCTTGGGATAGCGGAGCAGAAACAATAGTCAAGTGGTTTGACAAAGGAGACAATATTATCATTCATGGCTCTCTCAAGAACGAAAGGTGGGAAGACAAGGATGGCAACAAACGTTCAAGAGAAAAGGTTCGAGTGAGCAATTTTGAGTTTCCACCCAGAGCAAACAAAAAGAAAGAAGAGAAACAAGAAGGCGAAGAAGCAAAACAGTTGCAGCCTGAGGCAGCATTCTAAAATATGAAAGAGACTGACCGACCAGACAGTGAGCAACAGTTGATACTGGAAAACACAGGATTAGTTGTTTCGCTCGCCAAGTCCTTCAAACCAAAAAATTCTTTAGAGTTCGAAGAATACGTACAATCTGGCAGAATAGGCTTGTGGAAAGCTATAAAAAAACATGAGCCTAAAAAGGGAGCGCTATCTACTATAGCTTGGTACTATATAAGATGGGAAATAATAAGAGGCATAGTTTTTAACAGTAAAATACAACCTGTTAGATTTGCCGACCTAGGGGTAGATGTTGATAGTTTTCTGGATAGGCGAAAACCTCCTGACAATATCCAAGATGTCCAGCCCGACACCCTTAATGCTATAGAAAAGGAAGTTTTAAAAATGCGCTCAAGGGGTTACACAATGAAGGAAATCGGAGAAAACTTTAGTCGCTCTAGAGGATGGGCTAATGAAAAATTTAAGTCAGCTATAAATAAAATAAAAGAGGCGATTAATGACTGACAAAAAAAGAATTCTGTTCTGTAACGAGGCATCCTTTTTATGTAGCGGATATGGAAAATACGGCAGAGAAGTAATAAGCCGCCTTTACGATACAGACAAATACGAAATTGCGGAATTTGCGACTTACGGTTCTGTAGATGATACTAGAGCCAATAACATACCTTGGGACTATTACGCCAACGCTGTTAAAGAACAAGACCCAAGATTCCCTGAATACCAAAAAAATCCATCAAACCAATTTGGAGAGTGGAGATTTGAAAGAATTCTATTAGACTTCAAGCCGAGTATTGTTTGGGATATAAGAGACTTCTGGATGTTAAGCTATCAAGCGAACTCCCCGCTGAAGGATTACTTTCACTGGTCTATAATGCCAACAGTAGACTCTGCCCCACAACGACCCGAATGGCTTGAGGTCTTTTCTCGGGCAGACGGAATATTCACTTATTCTGATTGGAGTCATGATGTTTTGAAAAAAGAAGGGGTTGGCAAACTCAATTTAAATGGCTGTGCTCCTCCGGGTGTAGATATAGATATATTTAAACCTACCAAGAACAAAACAGCCCACAAGTCCTCTATGGGCCTCCAAGAGGATGTTAAGGTCATAGGAACGGTTATGAGAAACCAAAAGCGTAAGCTTTATCCTGACTTATTTGCTGCGTTTAGGGAATATCTAGATGAATGTGAAAGACAAGGCAAAACAGAACTAGCCAAGAAAACATTCCTTTACTGTCACACCAGCTACCCAGATGTAGGATGGGATTTCCCAACGCTGCTAAAGGAGTTTGGTCTGGGCAACAAGGTGCTGTTCACCTACTTGTGCAAAAAAACTGGCCAGTGCTTTCCTTCCTTCTTTCATGGGGCACAGGCAATCTCCCCATTTACGAAAGAATACACCGCTATTTTTCCTAGCGTGTCTCATGGTATCACTGATGAACAACTGGCTGATATATTCAATCTTTTTGATGTCTATGTTCAGTACTCTATATGCGAAGGGTTTGGAATGCCTCAAGTAGAAGCTGCTGCTTGTGGTGTCCCTGTGATGTCAGTTGACTACAGTGCAATGGAGGATGTTGTTAGAAAGATTGGTGGCTATCCAATAAAGGTTAAAAGACTTTTTAGGGAGCTTGAAACAGGTGCGTACAGAGCCATGCCTGACAACGAAGACTTAGTAGCAAGCCTGATTCCCTTCTTGTCATCTCCTCAACCTGTTAGGCAGAGAAAAGGAATGCTTGCTAGACAGGGTGTGCTTGAGCATTACACTTGGGATAAAACCGCTAAAATATGGGAAGACTACTTTGACGCCGTCGAGTTTAAAGGGGTTCAAAACAAGTGGGATTCCCCTCCTAGGTTCGCCCCATCTAATTTCGATGTGCCTGAAGAACTTGGAAATTCACAGTTTGTTCAACAGGCAATACTCCAGACAATGGGCCCAGAAAGAGAAAATATATTTAGAAAAACAGAATATATAGAGGACTTGAACAATAAAGCTCGGTTCGACGGAAGGGGCTGGAGACCTTTTGATAGAAAAAAACTTATGAATATACTTAAGGTAACATGCGAAAACATAAACAATTGTGAGTCTGCAAGGTGTGGTCAAACTCAAATGGAAGTTCCTGACTACATACACTTCGCCCACGCTAGGAGAAACAGATGACAAAAAGTTTATTCATAGCTCCCTATAGACAGGCCGACGGATGGGGCAACGCCGCAAAAGAGTATGCTAAGTCTATAGCTAAATCTTGTGAGTTGGCCATTCGACCTATTTACATGGGAAGTTCTTTCTGTGAGCTAGACGAAGACCTTCTAGAATATGAATTCAACGATTTTAGAGAATATGACACTATTATCCAAAATTGCCTTCCTCATTTCTCACATTATCATGGGGGTTGCAAGAATGTCTTGCTTTGCCATTTAGAAACCAGCTCACTAGAACATACATCTTGGCTAGGCCATATGAAACTCATGGATGAAGTATGGGTTCCCAGTACAGCCAACAGACTATCTTTATTAGAAAGTGGGATGAACCCAGATAAGGTAAAAGTTGTACCTATACCTTGCGACATAGAAAAGTACAAGAAGGATTACGGTAAACTACACATACCCCATGTAAACCATGATGATTTCGTCTTCTATTTTGTCGGCGAGTATGTCCAAAGAAAAAATCTGACAGCTTTAATAACTGCTTTTCATTGTGAGTTCGAGCCCTACGAACAAGTTAAGCTTGTGATAAAGACGAACAAGACAGGTTATAACCCACAGCAACTTTCCCAAGAAATAAACAAAAAGATACTCAATACCAAGTCTAGACTTAGAATATTTCCAAACACAGAGAGTTATAAGCAAGACATAGTCATAACCGACATGTTGCCAGAAGACCACCTCATGGCCATGCACAACACATGCGACTGTTTCGTAATGCCTTCACACGGAGAATCTTGGTCTATGCCAACCTTCGATGCAATGGCGATGGGCAACCCTTGCATAGTTCCTTCTAACACAGGTATGACCGAGTATGTCAATAAAGAAAATGGCTGGATAGTAGAGTCCACTTCTCAGCCATGTATGACCAGAGACGCTCCTCTGTCAGACATATATACCGCCAGAGAACGATGGAGACATGTAAGTGTTTCTAACATGATGTCTTCTATGCGAGAGGCGTTTGAAAACAAAAAAGAGTTCAAGAAAAAATCTGAAAAGTGTATCAAGAGTTCGGCCCAATATTCGCATGAGCAGGTTGCAAATACAATTAAGGAGCTTTTGAAATGACAGCAATGAAAACAATAATCAGAATAGCTACAAAAAAGAAAGACGAGCCTTATAATATACTAATGCTTCTAGGAGATGACATTGAATACATCTTAAACCTTGCAGGAACAGGCAACAACATATATATATGGTCTACTGTTAATGGAAAAACTTGGCCCGAAGATTTACAAAAACCTGAAAATTGTTATATTGTAACGGGAGAAGATTGGCCGGTTAGATTAGACCTAGACTTAGCGATATGTAGCAACAGAGGATTCTTTCAATTTTTTAAGAATATTTGCAATGTTTTTCATATGCCTCTGATTCTACTAGAACATCAAACCCCCGCTCAGGAATATATAAATCAAAACCATCAGGAATGGATGACCTTGCAATCCTTTGAGGGAGACATAAATGTTTTCTCTGGCGAAGATAGCAGGGACGCTTGGGGCAAACTGGGCTACGTGGTACCAAAAAATGACAATTCTTTTTGCGAATCTTGGAATAATATACTTCAAGAGTCTTGCAGCTTAACATATACGAGGATGTAAAAATGAGGATAGCTTTATATTTACCCGGAATTATTGACGGGAGCGAAGATGGTTATGAGTATGTTGATATCAGCAGTATAGTGGATATTGACGACGCTTCATGCGAAGAGATTCTTGTGGGCGAATGCTTAGACTATTTGTCGCAAAGGAAAGATTTCTTTAGCGAGATAATCAAAAAGGTACGGTACGGAGGTAAAATAGTAATATCTGGAATAGACCTTAATCAGGTTGGTAGACAAATTACAAACGGAGCCATAAATACAGGAAACGTATCAGAGTTAGTATACAATAAGAGACACTCCATCAGTAATGTCTATGAAGTCGCTAAAACACTCACTAAATCAGGAATGCATGTGACTAGCAAAACAATGTCAGATATTAACTACAGTGTCATAGCAGAAAGAGGAGTCCCAAATGGTTAAAACTCTCTGTAGAGACTGCGTCTTTGCTGAATGGGACAAAGACAATCAAACAGGCTGTAGCGTTGGCAGGCTTGATAAATATAAAGAACTTGAATGTGCCTTTGATTGCGAAGAAGAAGGAGGAGATAAAAAGTTCTTCATGATACAGGGAAGATACTGCATGATGTGCAGGAATCAAAAATGGGTAGACGATAACGATGTCTCCGAGGAGAAGTGGGAAGAAGTTGCTAGAGAGGAAATGAAAATAAAATATCAAGCAATAGTTTTCGCCAGCGACAACAAAGAAGAAATTAAGAAAACAATAAAGTCTTTAGTCTCTCAAAAGATTCCCCCTGTATACATAGTTCTTGCAAGGAAACCAAACTGCAAATACGGACCAAGGGAACTAGCAGGAACAATGGGCTCAAACTGTAAAAATATTCCTTGGAGGATTCAAAATCTTTTAGAAGCATTCGTTACAGACAGAGAAGCTTTAGATATAATTGTATCAACAGAACCAAAACCTTACTTTGCAGTGTTCTATGCTGGCTTTGAAGTTCCTGACGATACGTTTGAGCAAATAAATAAAGCTATAACTGAGGACCTTATCCAGTTTGCAGTGATAGCACCTAATGAAGACGGCAATGGTATGGTTATGCTAAGTAATGTATACAGATACTATAACGGAAACAAAGAAAAAGACCTAGAAGAAAAGATAGAGGAAGATGAATGTCTGGAGAACATAATACCAATAAGCAAGATTTGCCCGAACTTCCCTCTATAGGGATTATAATATCTGGCACCGATAACTTGCAAAAGCAGAAAACTGTCGAAAGCATAAAAAATCAAAGCTACGAGAGTTATAAAATTTATTTAGACCCGAGTGAAGCCCCGTGCAAAATGTTTAACTCGATGGAAAAGAAGGAAGATATTTACTGTTTCATGAGAGACGGAGATGTTTTCGAGGGTTCATCACTACTAAAACAAGTTGCTGGAAGAATGTCTTTTGATAAACTTATTGCTGGCATGTACTTTGACTGCTATGTAATGGAGAAGGAAGAAATCTTCAGTCAAATCTTTTTACCACCTCATGACGTAGAAACTTTTCCTAATCTATTAGGCTCTTTTCCAATATTTGTTAGAGCTTCTATGTGTGAGCAGTTCCCTATGGATGAGAATTTAAACAGTTTATATAATCATAATCTTTTGTTGAGACTCTCTTCAAAAGGGATAATTGTGCATGCTTCAATCTTAGGATTTCGTCTAAAGAAGGTTGACATGGATTTGTCTAACGACCTACAGTATTTGAGTGCTTAGATTTTGAAAATAAAGAATACTACTAATATTACAGGCAGGAAGTCTGAGAAGTGCAGTATAATAATACCTGCCGCAGGAATGGGTAGGAGAATGAGGTCTTATGGACCTAAGTCTCTTATCAAGATAACAACACAAAAGACAATCATACAAAATCAGTTGGAAATAATTAAAGACAATTTTGTAAACCATGAGATAATATTAGTTTGTGGGTTTGAAGCTGAAAGGCTTATGCGAAACACCCCAGAAGACATAATAAAGGTTGAGAATGAGAATTATGAAAACACAAATGTATTAAGAAGTATATCTATGGGGTTGAGAGCAAGTACCTGTGACAAGGTAATGATTCTGTATGGCGATTTGGTCTTTAACCCAGAGACAATAAAAAATCTTAAACTAGATGCATCATGTTTGGTTGTTGATAGTTCTCACACGATGAATGAGGATGAAGTAGGATGCAATATATCAAATCACTACATTGAGCAAATGCTCCCTGATATTGATAATAAGTGGGCCCAAATAGCCTTCCTCATAGGAGAAGAACTTAGATTGTTTAAAAAAGTAGCTTGCGATAAAGACAAGTCTCATTACTTTGGGTTTGAGGCTATAAACGAAGTTATAGGCAAGGGAGGGTTGTTTAAGTCTGTCTCTCCTAATGGTATGAAGATTACTGACGTGGACTCATCAAAAGACCTTTCTGTGGCAAGAGAAATATTATGAAGAAAAATATAGTTTGTAAGCTGTCCTTGGACGGTAGTCCTAGCTCGGAATTTAGTGGAATATGCTCATCATTAGCTTCTGTAAACGAAGGCATATTAATATGGAATGAGAAAGAAAAGCCCGCTTGGGACATGTTCTACGAATACTCTCCTGACATACTTGTTTGTCTCGATAAGGACTTAAGCAAAGCAATAAACAACGCGACCAATGACTACAAGAATGCTAAGGTGGTTGTCTTTGGAACAGACTTCAATCCGGAGTTCAGAGTTGACTTAGTCTGCGATAAAGAAATAGACGATTCAAGTCAAAGCATGAAGCTGGTTCCGTCAGCAAATATCGTAGACTTCAACCATAGCTCTGCGAAACACAAGGAAAAATATGCCACAGAAGTTCTAATTTTAGAAGAAAAACTAAATGAGATTATGAACTCTATGCACCAATTCAATATGAAGATACTTAGCTTAAGGGACAGAGTACATCACCAAAACTACATAGGAACGATAGACCCAAAGAAACTTCCTAGCGCGATATCTTCTTGCGGTGTGTTTGCTGATTTATCTGGGAACGCAGACATGATTTGCAATGCTATGGCTATGAAAGTACCTTGCCTATCAGCTACAAATTGTTTCATAGAATCAGAGTACATGCCAATTCCAGCGAACTTAGAAGATTTTATGAACTACTTGAGAACCCTACTTTACAAAGAAGAGTTTTCAAAAAAGCATGCCTCCAAATGTTATGACTATATTTTATCAAACTACACCTACTTTCATCGGGTCTCAGAGCTTTATGGGAAGCTTGGCTACGATGAATTTTCAAAAGAATCCTTAGATGTTATAAAGAACTACTTATGATAAAAGCAGGAATATTACTAAAGAAAATAGATAACTCGCAGTTGGGTTACTATGTAACAAAAGCAGTAAATAAAATAGCAGAAAATGTCATAAATACAGATATTATCGTGTTTGCTAGGGAGCATGTGGTTCCTCCTATCATGCCTTTATTCTCTACTATGCCAGAAGCTGATATATGGGGATATGATGCCCCGGTAATAGCGACAGACTTAGAAACAGCAAGGGTCTTAATAGACTCATGTGGCCCAACAAAAAAGTATTTTTATGTATGGGACCTAGAATGGTTAAGACTAGGACAATTTAATCACAAACAACTCTCTGATATCTATAACAATGAAGACATAGAACTAATAGCTAGAACCAATAGACACTATATGATTATAAAAGAGTGCTGGAAGGAACCGTCTTTTGTAATGCCGGACTTTAACCCAAAAACACTAATGGAGGTTATAACAAATGGACTCTCTAAGTAAAGAATATTTTGTAAGGGAATACCTAGTAAACAAAAGAAGTTTTGCTAGCATTGCTGAAGAGTTTGGTACATACCCAAATAAAATACGCCGAGCTGCAATATCTGTGGGAATAACACCTAGAAGCAAGTCTGAGGCTCAAAGTCAAGCTCTGAAATCTGGTAGACACAGACATCCCACTAAGGGCAAGAAACACTCTGCTGAGACTAGGGAAAAGATTAGCAATTCTGTGTACGAGAAGTGGCAGACAATGGAGCAAAAAGAACGAGATAGAAGGTCTGAAATTTCAAAAAAGCAATGGGATGGAATGACAGAAGAACAGAAGAGAGAGCTTCACAAATTATCCGCCCAAGCAATTAGGAAAGCAAGTAAAGAGGGTTCAAAGCTTGAGAAGTATATCCTAGAACAGCTTGTAGAAGAAGGATATAGGGTTGACTTTCATAAGAAACATATGTTGTTAAATGAAAGACTTGAAATAGATATGTTTGTTCCAGAGCTGTCTGTAGCCATAGAAATTGACGGCCCATCTCATTTTCTTCCAGTTTGGGGTCAAGAAGCACTTGAAAAAACTCAAAAAAGTGACCGACAAAAATCAGGTTTGGTGTTGTCTAGCGGCCTAATTCTGATTAGAATAAAACATACCAAAGGACTCTCTGAAAAATATAAAAGAGAAACGCTTGTCTCGCTGAAGAATGAGCTTGACAAATTAAAAAGAAAATTTCCAAGTAAGAATGAAAGATTAATTTTAATAGGTGAATAAAATGGCAGTTGCAGATTATGCTGATGTTAAGGTTGCGCAAATTAGAAAAGAACTCGTTGAGGAATACGGCCTCGACGAGGGCGAAGTCAAATCAATCAAAGGAAAATTTGAGCTTGTAAAAATGCTTGAAGAACAAAAGACTTTGGCTGCTATTGACGACATTGACTTTGGGGGAGAAGACGGAGACGGAGACTTCGAGAAAACCAAAGAAGATGAAAGCATAGAGGCTGTTGAGTCAGCTGAAGAAGTGCTCGTTAGTGAGGAAGTAGGAGAATACAGAACTCCGTCAATCTGTGACCCAGAATGGAGTGACTACATCATGAGTAAGTTTGAGTATGATGAGCTCATGGATGGAAACCCAACTGTAGATGGGTTGCGTAGAGTCACAGAATCTGTGCTTGGGCCAATTATAGATATGAAATCTGAAATAGTGCAAGTTCCCAATAAGAAAAATCAAGGTAGGGCCACTGTGACATGCTCCGTAACAGTTGTCGTGAACTGGGAAGATAACCTGCACCACAGAACAGCTTGTGGCTCAGGCGATGCTTGGCATAAGAATACCGACATGCCATACAGTAAGTTTCCTGTGGCTATGGCAGAAACTAGGGCTGAAGGCAGAGCTTTAAGAAGACTGCTACAGCTAAGAAAGGTTGTTGCGGCAGAAGAATTATCTGAAAACGCAAACAACGAAGAGCAAGACTACTCTGAAAATATCACAGACAATCAAATATCGTTTATCGACGTGATGTGTAAGTCGGTTGGTAGAGGACTTGATATCAATGTTGAAGAGTTTGTCAGGTCTCAGTTCCCAAGCTGCAAAACAATCAGAGACCTGAGACATCAACAGGCCTCAAATCTAATCCAGACCCTTTCTCACTACCAGCAGAATATGGAACAAATTCCTGAGGCGGTTAAGGGTTACATTACAAGTTGGAGGGAAGGTTTCGATGCAAACGAATCGTAAAAAGACTCAGTGGAGGGTATACAAACCGAATAAGAGTGGCTCTGGTGCTGCTAGTCGGCTTGAAATGAAAGTTGTCGAAGATGAAAGAACTGGAGCTAACGGCCCCTTCACAGTAAGGGATGTGCAGCTTTTTTGGGTGGCATCGCCTCAGACTGGCACCGACAACAATGGAAATGCTTCTTTTGCTTGGAGTCAGAAGGAAGACAGCAAGTCTGTAACTCTAAAACTTGGAGAAACTGATGTCGGGGAAGTTCTGGCCGTCCTTAATAATGAAAAGGAAGAAGCCGGACAAACCGGAGGAAAGTTCTCTGGCATATACCACCAGAACAGCAAGGGTAGTACTACGTTTAGTTTTAAGAAGGTTGATGGTAAAGGTTACTATATCCGCTTGGCTAGAAAAACTAAAAGCGGAGTTCTTTCTGAGGTCAAGCATACCCTATCGCTGGGAGAAGCCCAGATTCTTAAGGTGATTCTAGAAAGAGCTGTGATAGAAAAATACCAGTGGTAAAAATAGAGAGGCGAGCGCAGAATACAGCGTGGCGTGCTCTAAGGGTTTTCTTCCGCTAACCCGCCCCTCACTCATCTTCTATAGGACCCCATTTGCCCACAGGACAAGACTGGTCAGCCCAAGCAAGTTTGTTTAAATACTTCTTGTTGTTATTGCATGCGCAACCACACTTTAAGCATCTCTCGCTCCTGAACCACTTGCAACCCTTGCATATTTTTAGTCTTGCGTCTATCTGTTCTTGCGTACAGGTAGGGTTTCCTTTTGCGGCATGTTTTATAGCCTCAACAGAAAATTTCTTGACTTTTTTTACCAGACTTGGTTCTTTTAGTTCTTCATCCTTTTTTTTCATCTTCTTTTCCTGATTCTTTTTAAGTTTTTCCTTGTACTTCTTTGGAATTCTCATCTTATTCGGGCAACCTATCTAACTCTGTTCTTAACCTAGCTATTTCTAAATTTAATTGAGCGATTACGTCAGTATTTTTTTGAAGGACGTTCTTCATATCATTTATATTTTGTAATACAAGTCGCTTATCCACCAAGTAAGGGGATTCGGTTTGAATCATATCTGAGACCTCTGGTCTGGTCACGTAGCCTCTAGCTTGAACAATCCAAAAGCCGACCATTAATATTACGCAGCTTACGGAGCTGGCCGCTACAGCCTTCCAAATATCTTTCATAGGGTTCTCCATTTTTTTAGCATTAACTACCTAATAAGTGTATACACCATCTAAAAGTTGCAACGCATCAAAATTTTCTCCAACAAACTCAAATGCAGCCCTGTCATCTTCAGCAGGAACATCTCCGTCCCATATAGTAGAGAACTCGCCGATGTGTTGTACAAGAGATGGATTGTGAAAAATGACCGCCTTATTAATGGCATCAGACCATTCTCCAACCCTTACGTCTATCAGTTTATCACCATCGTGTGGTTGTGTTCTTCTTATTATAGGGTGGTTGAGCAAAGAATCCAAGGTTTCGGGTAAAAAAAAGTATGCCACAGCTCCCCAAAGAGGCAACATACCATGACTCCACTTATTATTGCTTGCATAGGGCCTTGGAGTATATATAGAAACAACAGAAGTATCGGAAGAAGGCCATAAAACCTTTTCTAAGTATGGCTTAACATTCTTGCAAAACAATGCGTCATCTTGAAACATACCATAAATATCTGCATCAGGCTTAGAAGTACGCAGCTCCCTAAGTCCAAGAAGCCAGTTCTTCCACGCTCCAAGGGTGTACATTCGCTCTGTAAGGCCGTTTATTAAAAAATCTGGGTGTATAGACACACCCGGTTCTTTAAAAATATGGGGCTTAAATCCAGAGTCTAAAAAACTTTGATAACACTTGTCAAAAGTAGGATTTTTCCTAGGAGCAACAGTGACTCCGGTGGCCCACTTCATTCTATTTCCTTGTCTGGTCATTCTGGAACTCTATGTTCATTTTTATGTTGTATAAGAACTCTGGGGAGGCGTTGAATCTGGGGGCTTGGTTATGCCCCAGTTTGCAGTATTGCCGTCTTTACCGGAAGAAATTGTAGACGGGGATTTCAATGTCTCACCGGGAGACGTCGTTCCACCAGTGCCTTGATAGAGCCCACGATAACATGCTTCCCAGCTAAAGATACTATCGTCATAGGCCGTTCCTTCTTTAAACGATATGGCTGGCTCTGGAGCATTTGCCTCATACTGTTTATCGTGCTCATAAGTTCCGGTTTGGATTTTGCTCGTGAAACCGTTGGGAAAACCAAATTGTTTCTCAACGTTGGGATGATAAGGTGCATTAAATACTGGCATCTGCAGCCCCAATGAATTCTTGGTTGAGTGCTCGTACAACGAAGCAATGTCAGCTCTTCTCTGAATTCCACAGATAGGATTACTAAAGGCAGTCTGAAGATATATAGTTCTTTCGCATACGTCAATCCATAACAATGGATATTGAACATGTTCAAACTCCATATTAAATTTATAATCAGCACAAGAGCTTATCTTAAAGGATGCCATCGAAACATCTGGATATTGAGTGGCACAGCTCCCCGTTGTTATCGCGCCATCCGGAACAACCGTACATACCTTAAGCGTTACATTGTCGGACGAAGTAGAACCAGACATAAGGCTGGACAAGTCACATGGGTTGCTACTACCAGTAGAACCACTCGAATAACCTGCTGTAGTAGTTGGTGGACTTTTGCCAGAAGATGCTCTATTATCTTCATGAGTACTTCCGTCGGGTTCAAGCCCAGCTTTATCCCCAGAGTCAGGACGGGGTTCTACTATACCTCCACCTCCCACTTCTCCTCCCCCTAAACTAGCATCGCTTCCAGAGTTATCAAAAGGCTCATCCTCATCGGTCGGTATAAATCCATCATCGTCATCGTCTGTGTAGGCTTCAGCTTGACCGGCCCTATTACCCTCTATTACGGCGTCTCTATCACAAGACACAATACTTCCGAATCCAAATTCAGCACAGGCGGATGCTTGGACGCCGCCTTCGCCCCCTATAGGAGTAAGCTTGCCAGTTTCATGTTCCAAACAACACCAGCCACATTCTGGCATTTCACCACCTTTGACATCAGGGTCATTGTTTGGACACCAAATAACCTTACCACCAAGAGAGTTAGGAACTGGGACTGGCGTTTCGTTGTGGTGACCAACTTCGAATCCGGTACAATCCTCCGGAAAATTCGAAAACCAGTGGCTCGGCCAGATTGTTCCATCGGAGGCTTCACAACAAACACATTCGTCACAATCACTAGGGAACCGGTTATACCCCATCCCCATCTCAATATTGGCCTCTCCCTCCCAATAGTCTAAATCATTAAAGTCCCATAGACCGTCACACAATATATCATTCGTACCCGGACCACATATATCTGCCCCGGGAATTGGACCCGGCCAAAGGGAGTCTTTATGACCTCCTTTATAGGTGGTAATGCACCCATATTCTGCCGGGTCGTCTGGGTCGTCAGTTGGGTCGTCTTCTTCATCTTCTGGGCAGTCACCACAAAGACCGGCCTTTCCACCCCCTTCAATACAGTCTGCTAATCTTCGACAATTTGGGTCGTTAAAGTTATCATCGTCCGCACATATGGGCCGACAATCCCCATCGTATTCCAAAGCCTCATGGTGGGCGTCAACACAGCACTTACCAGTCACATCATCTTTATCATCAGCACCATCGCAATCTATATAGTCTTCAACTGGGCAACGGACTACATCACCGCCCATAACCCTCTCGCAATCATCTTCTGTAAACTCTTTATTTATAGGAACCAATTCGCAACAGGCTTCGCCGGTGGGTAGGCCGTCCTGCTCATTATTAATAGCAACCCAATCGGTATTACTCAAATCACAACATTTGCACTCGAAACAGGGACCACCAGCACACCTTCCGTCGTTAGCATTATTCGCTTCAGAACAGTATGATTTAGCGCTTTTAGTTTCTCCTCTATTGTTTTCCCATAGACATTCTTCAAAAAGACTACAGTTAGAGAGCTCTCCGCCAAGCCCCTTACCCACTAAATTCCAGTTCGCCGCGTCCTCGTCCTCCGGCGTGTCTGTAGTCAAGGTTTGCTTCCCGTCGTTGGAGCACCATACATTATCTTCCTTAGCCGCTAGACACCTGAATGAACTGACGTGGTCCTTGCCTGTGTCCGCCGTCTCACAAGGGTCTTGGTCGTCAATAGAAACTGTTTTTTCAACACCATCCTCGGTATATCTACAACAAGCCTCTTCTCCTCCACAATATGGCTCGTCGTCTTCGCAACCACCACCCCGAGGACCGGGGCCTTCTGGGCCGGGGCCGGGGCCGGGACCACCGGGGCCGGGGCCGGGACCACCGGGGCCAGGACCGGGGCCGCCACATGTACTAGTAACAACTGGAGTCTCACATACCTGAGCATACTCATCTACCCAAACCTTGACGACTATCTTCTTGTTACAGAACTCAATATCATTTATATCTTCCTTCTTCACATCACCCGCATCGTTACAGGCTCCATCTCCTTCCGTACCCCCTCCTGATTTAAGATTACTTGACACTGTCCCCCCAGTCCCGGGCGACGCGGTTCCTAAATTTAGTTGTTCATATCTCTCTTCAACATAAACAGAGGTAACAACATTCAACGGACAAAACTCGGCCTGCAATACCCTGTAACACCCCCCTTGAAGCCCTGTGCCCGTGTCATATGAGCCATCACCGTCTTCATCCTCCCCATCCGCTGACGGACAGTTGACCCCGCAATCCCCACATTTTTTCCACAAAATAACTTGCTTGTGCGCTGAAATTGGTTGGTTGAGCGAATTAATAACCCGAACCTTCTGACCCTCCCTGTCTGGAGGACATATGACCGTAGCTTCGCCGTTTGCATCAGGAAGCATGTTATCTACCATTGTTGCAATAATAATCTCGTCGGCGCAAGTCACTGCGAAGGGTAGCCACTTGCAAGTGAAGTCATCATAGTAGACCTTGAAGGTCGTTCCAACAGGAATTGCTGCAGCGCCGTCATTCTTTACTATGACATATCTATCGTCTTCTCCAGAGCTTCCATCCTTAGTCCAAGCTGCGGGAGATTCACCTACTTCTTTAGTTGTGAGACCAGAACTTCCGCGCTTTTGTGTTTCTGCTCCCACGGCAAGTTCTGTTTCTGAACCCTCTGATTCAAGAAGAACTTTCATGAACCTTGGAGGTTGGGGGGTTGTCCAAACACCTCTTGCTCGGTCGTATCTAAGGTCTATTGGTGCTGTTGGCCATGTATGAGTATCTCTCAAAAATCCGGGCAGAAACTTGTCAGTAAGGTTGCCAGTAGTAAAGCTTCCAGCGGCGGCTCCCGACGAACTATCAGCCTCATTAGGAACAGGCTTTCCTTGAAGGTCATAACCCCACCCATGAAGCATCAAAGGCCCCTTAAGGGCTAAGAACCTATAGTCATTAGAATATGCTTCGCTTTGACTATCATACTCGGCAGCTTCACTATACAGAGTAGTTTCCGGAGCGTCTGCTCCCCTCGCCACAAGGTCATTGCTGTGCCCTTCGTTTATATTGTCTCTTTTGTCCTTACCGCCTGCCGAAAGGTGCATTTGTGCAAACGATAACCCTCTTGGGTTCTGGAAAGGTTGAAGATAGAGGTTATTAATATCATAGTCGCCATCAAAAAGCTGCTTGTCGTTGTCTTCAGTTGCGTTGTACGGACCGTTTGGTCTAGCTGGAGTTGACTTGGAGTTTATACAGCTCCCAGCGGGAGAAGCTAAAGGGGGAAGCCCTCCGTCTCCGCCAAGAGAGACAGGATAAAACAAAGAGTCCAAGCCTACAATTGCCTTCTCTCCGTAGCTCTCATCCAAAGTATTTTGTAGTTCCGACCCCGGAAGAATACCCATGTCTACGGAAACACCCGTATTCCCATCTGGCGTTTTCATCTTAACAGCTCTTGCTGTTAAAGCTATGCCTCCTCCAGCAGCCCCATCTTGATTTTTCCCTACTTGTTGACCCTGCTGGTGCGCGCCTTTTGGTTGTCCTCCTCCTGCTTCTCCTCCTCCTCCACCACCTGCTCCGGCAGCACCTCCGCCAAAGCCATCCATGCCCGGCATACCCCGAAAGCCTTTGCCTTGCAGTTGAAGAGATTTAAGATTGAATTTTCTTTGGTCTTTATTGGCTGCTATTCTTGCTCTTGCCATCTTCTTTAATCGTTCAGCATTTAGCTTTGCAAATTGAGCATATTTAGGCGTGTAGGTTCTAAAGTTATATTGACTCGTTATCCCCCCTGCTGCTACGGTCACCTGTATTCCTGTGAGGTTCGGACCATAACTATTATTCATAGTAGGCTCATCTATATAATAGAAGGAGGCTCCTCCGTTGATTTGCCCACCACCGGGAATAGTTATAGACTTTGGGGTTCTGTTTTCTACTAAAGCAAAGTCTGACCTTACTTGGTTAAGCTCCCAACCAATTCTGATTTTATCTGGAAGACCGGGAACTTTAATGCTTCCCATCTCACTTGATTGCATATTGGTAACTTGTTGGTCGGCTAAATCCTGCCCAGCAACAGCCAACAAAGCATAGCCAGCATAGTTCCAAGGGGTTAATTCTTCATTAACCTCAACTCTAGTTTTTCCATCAACTGCGCCGCTGGTTTCCCAAGGGCCGTAGGTAAAGCCGTCGTATTGGATAGGAACAGCTGCAGCCACAGGCGACATAGCCTCATGAGCCATTCCCATGTTGACCAGATTAGCACCTACCCCTCTCCTAAGCTGCTGTGATATCTCTTCGCTGTTTTTTCCAGCTGCTATTTTCATAACTCTCATAAACGCAGCAAAAGCATCGCTCACACCTTGCTCTGACTCTATTTTTGCCTGAACAGCGCTACCAATCTTAAGTATGCTGTGGGGGCCTTGCATATTTGCCTTGTCTAGATAGGCGATTTCTTTTGAGCTACCAGCCTTCAACCAGAGATTATTCCCATTAACATAATATTCGCCTTTTGTAAATTTGCTAAAATCTATTCTTGACCCAGCATTAACTCCGGCTCCCCCAAAGCTGGAATTGAAAGCACCACCGGCAAACAGATTAAACCTAACAAAACTAGTATATCTACCATCAGCATCATCTCCACCAAAGACAGTCTGAGCAAGGCTTCCGTTCAAACCCAAGGGAGCAGGAGCATCAGACCAAGCCTTGTCTGTTGGTTGGAAACTCTGCCTAGCCACACCATCAATTGTGTTGTTAATAGTACAAAGTCCCTCTAGAGGAACAATCCATTCCTTACCGTATCTTTTAGCGAATGAAGATATCCATGTGAAAACCTTGCTCAAGTCTTCTAAATCTTTCTTGCCTGTATTTTTAGCTATCTGCTTGCTGACATAACTTTGAACACTTTTGTTTGCCTGAACAAAGTGTTGTGGTTTTATTGCTACTCCGTTCTCACCCCAACCTTGTTGCTTAGCCTTTTTTAGAACTCCCTCTAAAGCTTGAAAAGCGTAGTATTGAAGAGGTTGGTTTCCAAAGAATAAGACCTTTATTGGGTGGTTTTTTTGGTTTGTAATCCATCCAGTCCAACTTTTCTCTCCCATCATAGCTGCTCTCATCTCTGATTCAGTTATTGTATAGGTAGAGAAATTTATCATCTTCTCTAATGTCTCGTTTAGAGAACTCGTAGGAACATTTATTTGATATTCAAAACCACCTGTTGGTTTAGAGACCCTACATCCAGTGATAAGATTTTCATTGTCGTCTACTCCCCAGTAAGGCTGAATACCAGCAAAGTTACAATTAGACATAGCCCCCGGACATTCGCATTCAAACAGGTTGGTTTTTTTACCACCTATAACCATTGCGCTGGTTACGTCGTTTCTAAATTCAAGACCATTAGAGCTCTCCATAACTTGATTATCTGGGTCGTCTATAAAGTTTTCTATGGCATCAAGGTTGGGTTGGGTAGTCCTGTCTACACAGCGAACCTTTAATATAAGAAGAGTTCCACCCCCAACAATCACAGGAATTAAATCTAGGAAATATTCATAGCCAGCATCCTCACACAGTCTAGATATTGCATCCAATAGCGTAATAGATGTTCCTCCCATTCTGTAATCAACAGGAGGAACTGGTAGATTGGTAAGGTCTACTAGATATTCGCACCCTCCCATTCTTGGTCTCTTGGGGGTTATTCCAGTAAATGCAGAAAGACCAGATTGAGATATGTTTAAGCCCGTGTAAATATTGTTCCAAGGCATACCTTCTTCGGTTGCGGCAGCACCTCCAAAAGCCCCTCCTCCCGTGGTCGGACACTCAACACCGTATTTCTCCATAATTGCAAACACATTGATTATGTTTGGAGTTAGAACAGCGTCACTATACTCATCGGCAATTATAAGACTTACACCAGCTAATAATTCCCTTGGGTCTATCAGGGTTACTGAATATACAGGGTTACCACTTGGGCTTCTAGTCTTTGTGAAACTTTGAAAGACTCCGGTAAATTCAAAATTGCCCATTCTAAAATAGACTGCAGACCCAACTGAAGGAGGCTCAAATTTATCTGCTTTTGTTGTACTTACTTCCCTTAGCGTACTGGTATTGCCAAGCTTTAGATTCTTGTGACCCTGATAATATATTTTGCTCCCGCCCTCACATAAGTCTTCTGCTAATCTGACTGTTAGAGAACTGCTTTGTTCACCATAACCAAGACTTACAGAAAAGTCCATAATGGACGCACCAAGGAAGGTCGTATGCTTAATGGGTTCGTCACCGGGGCAGAGTATGGCGGTTGAAAGATTTGCAATAGCTGCTGCTTGAGAAGATTTATTTCCTTGGGTTAGAGTCGAAAGCAGTCCGTTGCCTTGGCCTCTTCTCCAATTAAATTTGGGCAAGAATAAAGTGCTACCACCGGGAGATGGGACTACTTCAACGCCATGTTGGTCAATAGGCTTACCTTGTCCGTTGAGACCCGTGACTTCTCCCCTGTCAGCGATGAAGGAATCGTCCATTGGGGGACCAAGAACCGTATTGTCAGAGTCTCCGCCACCCGCAGAAGGCGAAACAAAACCTCTTTCAGAGCCTCCGAAGAGACCATTTCCACATAATCCACCTAACATCTTTTTCCTTTACGGGCAATCTTCGCAGGTTGAGTAAGTCCATCCCATTTGCCTACTGTATTTTCCAGTAGTAGGGTTCCAGTTTTCTGTATCTGTATTCTTAAAAATTGTCAAACATTCTATGCCACAATTGTCGGGCCTATACTGTTCCATCACAGTCTTTGCCTCATCCGAGGGTGCGGTGTCTACTACACCAGAACATTCACAGTTAATTTCGCCCACAGGCATAGTTGCGTCTAATGCAATACTTCTCTGTCTGGATGTAACAGTACCCATGCCCTGAAGAATCGGGCCAGCAGCACGACCTAGCACTGTAAGTTCCGCAAAAACGTCATGGGCGTTTGTCTCGGAAAGAGTAATCTCTGTCTTTAGTGAGTTTTCAAGACATCCCGAAGGGCGGTTGTCAAACACATAAGAATAAGAAATGGTACCCTGTCGTGGGTTGTGCCCAATCGAAGTGCTCGTAGGTACTCTGTTGACACCTCTAGACGAACCAACCTTGTCTCCAAAATAGCGAGCTCTCTCATAGCTAGCATTTTCCAAATCAAGAGACTCAAAATAATTTTGGGCGTTATCGTATTTATTATTATCGTTTGAATAATCGCATAGCTGACCCGAAGCCGCCCCAGTAATTGTGCCTGCTAAGGATATGGTAACTAAGCTTGAATCAGTTGTCTGAGAAACATCTGCGTTCCAGTCGTCTTTAGCGCCAAAAGCATTGATGCCCGAGGCATAAGACTCCTCTGGGTATACTGTCCAAGTTTCCGTAACATTATAAGAACCACCAGACTTATCAATCTGCACAGTTCTGTTCTGGTTGAATATTACGGCCATGCCGCCGCTTGCAGAGGGCTCAGGACAAATAACGCCGTTGGCTAGTCCTATTCCATCGTCTCTAAATTGGTTATAACCTAATAATGGTTTTATATAACCGCTTGCATTTTTATATGCCGGGCGAACAAGTTGTCCGTCTACGAAATCCGGCTTACCAACAGCAGATATATTGTGGGTTACAATGAAAGAATCTGGATAAACATCTTCGGTTCCATCAAGCCAAGTTATGTTATAGTAATTTTCGTCGGCCTTTTGAATGTCCCAGCTTTCACTGAAGTCTGAAATCATGTTCTCGCCATTGAGACCACTTCCAGCGACATCCATTGCTGTATCGACGTCATACTCTAGATTAACAGTGTAGTCGCACCTATCAACCCAAGTACCTTCTGCAAAATCAATCGAATTGATTCTAGGTCTACATTTTATGATTTCTGTATCGGAACATTTAATTACAAGCTCTAACCCTACGCCAGTGGCAGCAAAGGCTTCGAGAAAATCATCTTGCAGTTCGTTTATGCTGGATATACCCCCAACGCCAGTCGGAAAAGGGGTCAATGTACCCTGAAGGGTCATATTGTACAGCGTACCAATAATCTCTCCGCCACCAGTTTTCTGATTTTCCTTATTCAGACTAATAAGCGGAACAGGGGTAAACGTATATTTACCATATTGCATAGTCGTGCTATTGCTTATGCCTAAGTCTGCAAGTTGTTCGGGAGTTAAATTAAATCCACCCATGTTTCATTTCCTATTCTATTAGGCGTTGCCCACACCAGTATTTTCACCGAACGCATCAGTTTCCGGTATGAGACCTTTGATTCTGTCAAACACTTCCTTTGCTACCTCATCTTTTATTGTCTTGCCTAATACCTGAGCAAAACCTTGGTCGTTACTTACGCTTACTGATACGTCATGTTCGTGTGTAAATTTCTCTGGTAGACTGGCCAATGATTGAGCTGCCTCATGAATTTTGGTAGCTGCGGCATCAAATATGTTTGCTGCCTCTGTTATTGTGGTCATATTGCCATTGAATTGTTCAAACATTGTTGAAAGAGTTACTGCGCTTGCCTCCATTGTTTGCGCGAAGGCTGCGAAGTCTGCACCTGTTCCACCAGCCCCACCAGCTCCTGCACCGCCTCTACCAAAACCACCTTCAGCGGGAGGAACCCCACCACCGGGTCGTTTAGGTTTATCTCTAAGTGATAGGTCGCCTTCGATATTATTAAAACCACCCATGCCGCCTGTGAGTTGGTTTGCGTAGAAACTGGCAGCCTCACCCGGTGTGGTGGCCGTCTGTCTCGGTGGTAAAAGTTCAGAACGGAGCGGCCCTTGTGTAGGAGCGGCAGCACCGCCTCCAGCACCACCGCCTCCAGCAGGTGCTTGTACTTGCTGTAGCTGAGAAGAACCTCTTCGAATAGACTCCTGAGCTGGTTTTGGCAGCTGAGAAAAAGGAACCTCTTCTCCGCTAGGCAGTCGGAATTTAGGGTCGGGTTGTGTACGCGGGCTTCCGGGCTGAGCAATTACTTGGCCATGTCTTTGTAATCCCCCTTCAGGACCTAATACTGGAGCACCCGGCCCGCCTTGAATAAACGCCTGCTTGTCCTCTTCACTACCCTGTGCGTATCCAGCTCGAACCTGCTTGAATCTGAGTAGCTTTGCTGCTTTCGCCTTCTCTATCGCAGCCCTCTCCTTCAATCTCTTCATTCTTTTTTCTTCAGCTTTACGTCTCTCGGCCTCTATTCCCAACTGAATATCATGTGCTTCATTCTCTTTTTGCGCTCTTGCCTTTGCCTCTTCATTAAGTCTTTTATAGTGCGCTTGCATATCTGCTTGAACATCAGCATGACCTAATTCTATTTCCGGACTACCAAATGGGTTTACCACTCCCCCGTTTTCCATTTTTGGCAAGGCGACGCCACCGTTATTTAAAGCCTCCAACAAACCTCTATTTTTACTTGTAGCATTGGCATTAACAACAAACTCACCTCGCTCCGCCTCTATTATAGTTCCACCAGCAGAGTGTTTCTGACCACCAAGAATCCCTCCTTTTTTATAGACAGGTGCTCTAGCCTGACGTTGAATCCATGCCTGCCAAGCCTCCGACTTATTAACGGCACCGTTTCGCGTACTTCCACTGTCATCTATGCGTCTAAGGTCTTTCTCTAGTTCCCTTAGACCTTTTTCACTATACGGAAGGAGCTGTTCCTCTGACGGACTACTCTCTCCCGCGAAGTGCTGTGCAATTAACCATTTTGCCATTTGGATACGCAACTCAAGGTTTGAGTCATCTCTTGGAGCCTTTCCCGAGTGCGGCAACATTAGCGATGCCCTTGCTGCTCGCTCTCCCTGCCTCTTCTCAATTTCCCCTAACACGCCCACGGACTTAAGATGAGGACTCAGTTTCTTCATCAGTTCCATTGCCCCATACTCAGCCGCAGACCCATCTACATAAAGTTGAGCTTGGTCGCCAGTTTTAACTGTTCCTCCTTTTTGAGGAACCCCCTTGAGCATTAATTGGCCTTGGTCAACATAGGCGTGTCCCCCTGTAGGCGCGACGACATCCCGATTTTCTTTGGATAAGAGTTTTTCCTCCGAACTTCCTCCGAAGTGCTGCTTACTAAAGTTCCAAGGAAATTGACCGCCATAAGAGAAAGTATCTGAAGGATATATTTTATTTCCGGTTTTCGGGTGCTCAATTATTCCTGCAGTATCTGCGGGATTGTCGCCTACAAACCAAGAGGGTATGTTGCTCATTTGTTGCCCATCGCTGCGCTCAGGCTTGCCCGACCTCTCACCTCGGGAAATATAATCATACATCGCTTGACTTTGCGACGCCTTGTATACCCAGCTCGGCTCAGCTAGAGGGTAATCTGGGAATTCTGCAACCGCTTTGGCCTTTTCTGTAGTCAACCTCTCTTCTATCGCTGCTGCTTTGTCTCTTTTAAGCCCTTCAAAAAACTCAATAAGACCAGCTTGCTTCTGCGTTATTTTTTCATAGTCAAGCCGCTTACTATCTAATCCCATTCCTCTCCCGCTTTTTCCGCCATCCTTACTCTTCATCAAGTACCTAGCTTGATACCTCATTGCTTCCGCAGCACCTTCTGCATAACCCATCAGTGTTTTTAGCTCATCCGATTGCTCAGCATATTGCTTCTCTGCTACCCATTGTGGAGGCTGCCAACCCTCCCACTTACCATCTTTAAGCCCAAAGTTACTAAGAGTCGAGTCAAAAGCAGGATTTTTAGGCTTACTATATTGTGAGTGTATATCAGCAATAGATAAATCTTCAAAATTTTTATTAAATACGCCCGCTTTCCACCTGCTCGGAAAAGTTGCTGTCCCCCATTCCCCAATACCACCAGCAATAACTTCCATATCAGTAGAGCGGGCAGCATTGTCTATTGCTAAACTAGCAGCCTCTCCAATTCCTTGCGCCGCCTGCTCAAAGAACTGCGCCTTCATTTGTTGGTCATAAAACTCTTTTCCGGCTTTTATGCTTTCAAGCTGCTTTGCATCTGGTTCTGTCCCATAAACTTCCTTCCATTGTTTTGCGCTTGTTATTTGTACGGCCGTTTTTGCACCGGGTATATTCTCACGCAAATCCTCGCCGGGCATCAGACCGTAAAGAAAGTCCATCCCATCCGTTATGCCCATTGTCCCAAACGAACCCACTGCACGCAGACCCTTGATTACAGTTCCTGCTTTATAAGGGATTAGTGCCTGTTCGATATAATGTCTAAATGATGCATCATTATATGGATTCATCGGATGTTGACCGCCTTGAGGGGTTGTCGTATCACCGGGAATACTCGCTTCATGAATTTCTGGAATAAAACCAAAATGCCCCTCAAGCTTTTTAGCATCTGCGTCTGCCGCCACTTTGTCTATTGCAGTTCTATGTTCATTGTATGCGTCCCATGCTTGCCAACCCGCAAAGATTGACGATATGATTGGGCCCGCCTTACCAACGAATCTCAGCGTCGCTCCCGCCCTCGCTAAAATTTTGCTACCTAATCCTACCTTGGGGGCTGGCAACCCCGGCACTGGCTTAGGAGTCGGCACTGGCTTAGGCGCTGCTCCCGGCTTAGGTGCTCCCGGCTTAGTTGCTCCCGGCTTAGGTGCTCCCGGCTTAGGTGCTCCCGGCTTAGGTGTTCCCGGCGTTGGCCTAGGCGCTGCCGATGGTTTAGGAGCTGCCGCAGCGGCTGCTGCCTCAGCTTCAGCAGCAACACTTATGGGGCCTCTGGCATCCACCGTTGCTTTCGCGTTGTTGATAAGCTGCTGAATTTTAGCGGCGGTTTTGGCGGCTTCGTCTGATGCTCCAAACTTGTCTGGGTGGAACTTAACCGACATGCGGCGATATGCAGCTTTTATTTGTTGTGGGGTGGAGTTGCCATTAATGCCTAGAATCTGATTCCTATTCATGCCTTTCATGGCAGCGAGGGTGTCGTCAAGGCTACTTGCCGCGCCTGATGATGTCATTGGAGCTACGGTCGGTCTTGGCGCAGACGTGGGTTTTGCCGTTGGTCGCGCTGCCGGCTGAGGTGCCGGTTTAGGCGTTACCTTCGGTGCCGGCTTAGCTGGCGGAGCAGTACTTCCGGGCCCTGCCGCAGGACGAACCGGCGTTGCCGGCTTTACCGGAGGTGCCGGCTTAGCTGGCGGAGCAGTACTTCCGGCTCCTGTCGCAGGACGAGTTGGAACTGTCCTTGGCGTAGGTGCCGGCTTAGCTGGCGGAGCAGTACTTCCGGGCCCTGTCGCAGGACGAGTTGGAACTGTCCTTGGCGTAGGTGCCGGCTTAGCTGGC